CCAGAATTAGTTTTGACTGTGCTCACATTTACAGAACCACCAGATAAATCTAAATCCACAAAAGCATCTACAACAGCTGCACCAGAACCTGCACCATCAAGGTAAACGACTTTTGTATCGCCTGGACCTATGGTTACATTTGCACCAGAGCCTTGTGATATAATTATATTTTGTGATCCACTTGTAGCGTTCTCAATCATGTGGACTCTTTTTAAAGTATTTGGACCTATAGTTATTGTACATGCAGAATCTAATGTACCAGTATATTTAATATACATGGCTCTGCCCTCATCTGCCGATCCATCTGCTACAGTCGTAGTATGTGTATCAGCATTTGTGGTTATGGCTTCCGTACCAAAACCTAGTGCTTCACCAATTAATTCAAGATTTGTATTGGTTGAAGTACCCCATGTTCCTGATTCATCACCAGTTGCTATTTCTTTTAATCTTAAATTGTTAACATATGTTGCCATTATGCTGCCTTCTCTATCCAGTTAGCCACTTGCGTGGGTTTAATTAAACTATAAACTTGTTCTTCACCAGTCGAACCAGTTGCATTAACTCCAGTTAAAGATACCACAGAAGTACCAGTTAAGGCAAGTGTGCCTACACTAATACTAAGACCAGCTAGAGTGACTGCAACATCAGCAGTTCCTATAACTGTTTCATCTCCTAGAGCAGTTGTTCCTACAACACCAGTAGTTGGTGCTCCAGTTGTCGTTACTATTAATACAGAAAAAGGAGTGGTTCCAAAATATCCCATCAGAGCGTGGTTATAACATTGATAATACAATGTTGGTGCTCCAGCTGGGACAGTTATTTCTATATATCTCGTTGTGCCTGCGTTAAAAGTGCTACTGTCTACATACTGATCTCGTGAAACAGTGGAACCATCTATGTTAAAAGTAACACCACTGCTATAAGCAGTGTTTTTATCCGCAGTCTCATAAAAATTAATTGGATGACCATCATTACTACTATCACTTTGATCAAATCTATAAGTGTTACCTTCATACATGGTTAAAGTAACATCACTGGTAGCAGTCGATCCATTAATAGCGTACTTATTTGTTGATCCTTGATTGTAATAAGGATGGTTTGAAGGATTACCACTAACAACGGTCACAGTAAAAGTTATTGTAGAAGATGATGTTCCTGCAATTAGAGTTTCAGCAGAATTACCAGTTAGACTAAAAGTTCCAGTTCCAGTTTCTACCGTGTTACCAACAGATCCAGTCATTGCAGATTGTGTTACTGCAACTAAGTTTTGTGGGACAGTGCCTTCGTCTCCAAGTTCACCAGAACCTTGTACACCAGTGACGGCAAAAGATGTTGTACCAGTAACGGTTGGATTATTAGATTGACCAGTGGCTTCAACACCAGTCATTGGAAGTATTTGACCTACATCGGCAAAAACACCACCACCCCATACTCCAGCATCCCAAGCAGAACTACCCCAACCAGATAAAAATCCAGCAGTGGCAGATACTCCAGTGACAGAAAAAGTAACTGGTATAACTAAATCTGTTGTAGGATCAAAATCTAAAGTTGTAGTAGCAGATACTCCAGTAGGCTCAGCAACATTAGCAATAAAAATTTCTTCGTTGCCAAGTGATGTGGTGGCTTCAAAACCAGTAACGCTAAAGCTAACGTCTAGTTGACCACCCCACTTGTTTTGACCCCAACCTTGTTCACCCCAAGCGATGTTCGCCATTGAGGACTCCTTATGCTATACGAATAATAGCGTTGGAAGCGTCAGCAGTTGGAAATTGTATTGTAAATGTTCCAGATGTAGATGATTTATTAGATGTAAAATCTAATACACAAACAGCTTTGTTACTATCAGAACTATTATAAATTAAAGCTCCCATTGCTGTGATTGTTGCAGTTGTGAAACTTAAATCAGCAAAGTCTGTAAACGCTGTTGTTCCAGATGTAGTTGGATCTACTCTTGTTAAAGTGCCACCACCAGAACTGTATGAACCACTGTTTGCAACTTCACCAGTTGTAGTAAATGCAGTTGTGGTTGCTCCTAGTGTTGCAGTTGTTGATGATTTACCACCACCACCTTCTGCGTATAGAGCTAACTTAAAAGTATCTCCACCTGAGTTTTTAAAATTGTGTACACCTTCTAGTAACTCTTTCTTGAAGGAAGTACACATTGCTTGTGCTATAGCCATATTAGAGTCTCCTTATATATTCAGCCATTTCTTTGTGACCATTCGATCTTAAGATATGAATTATACTACCACGCTCTTCCTTTCTTGCCAAGAGTATGTAATGATACAATACTTTTTTAAGATGATCTCTAAATTGTTGTGCTTGTTGCCTTATGTGTGGAGGTGCTTGATCAGAAATACTAACTATTTTATCCACTGCTAAATCAGCTATCTGTTCATTATCTAAACCACCTTTATCAGAGGTGTGAACATTTACACTTCCTACTTGTGATACTCCTACTTTAAACATAATTAATTCCTTCTGTTATCCTAATGTTAATGTGTTATATTCTATTCCTCTATTGAACATACTCAATTCATCGTAATGAAATGTATACCATCCAGTCCCTATATATTTTTCATTAGATATAGGAGGATTGCCTCTATGTGTGTGCGTCCAGTTTGCAGGAAAAATAGTAAACAATCCTTTTTCTGGTTTTATTCTCGTGTGTTGATATAAAAACTCAGTTTCTCCTCCTTCTTCTACGTCATTTAAATATAAAGTCCATACAAGCTCTCTTCTTTTTTCAAGAGTATTTTCATAATGCCATTTATGATATCCTCCACCCACGAGAGTTTTTTGCCATTTGTAAGTATCTGTATTAAAATAACCTATTTGGTGTTCTATTTTTTCTTTCAACATATCAACATTGTCTAAGTAATGTGATAAGCCAATATTTAAAGTTTCTCTAAATAAAGATACCGCATTCAAAGGTTGTCCGTTTTCATCGGTAGCTTTCAAATCTCTTAAAACTTCTCTTCCTGATAAAGAAATATCTTTTCTATCTGTTTGATTATTGTTCTCTTTCCAACCTTTTATTGGATCTAAGTCTGTTATCTTAAATGCTTTAACGATATCGTCACAAGCATCATTAGGCATAAAATTTGGTATTGATAATATAAAGTTTTCAAACTTCATCTTTTTAAACTCCACTTTCTTAATTTGTTAAGTCTGTTTTGAAAAAAAGTAAATGGTGCATCTAATTTAAAATGTTCTATATCATCTATAACATGAATTTTAATTTTTAAATTTATTTTTTCTGTGGGTATATATTGTAACAATGGTTCTCCAGGATTAAAATGATATCGAAGATTATTTTGTTTAGTTATTGCAACAACTACATTTGCATTATGATTCCACCAAAAGTCTAATAAACCATTTAAAGGCATAAAAGTATTTTTCATATTGTATACCCAAGTATTGGTTTGAAGAAATAACATTTTGTCATTAGCTTTTATCTTCCAAGGACTTGTCATCCTTACAACTACAGAATCAGTTTTTTCTTGATATCGTGCATAATCTTCTGAATTTAAACCATATTGGAATAAATGTGTTTGATGACTTTTTATATGAGAATCAAATTTAAGTTTAAATTCACCATTAACAAGATCACCTTCTATGTATGTTTCAGTCCACCAAGGCATTATAAAACCATATTTCATCAAATCTTGAAACCCATTACAATATTGAGGATGTTCTAGCCGAGTTAGTTTTGACTCAATGTTTTGTTTAGGAATATCTTTTATTGCTTTTGATTTAAAAAAGGTTGTTTCTCTTATTGGAAAATGTTGTGCAACACTATCTTCAACAGTAAAACAATCGAGAACTACTTCTTTACTTTTTTTCCATATCATCATATGTGACTCCAGGTATGTCCTCTCTACCAATTATATTAGGTTTTGCATCTAATGGCTCTGGAGGTTCTAGTTTAGATTTTCTTGTTATTAACATCTCACCTTGAGTTGTGGTTGATATTAAAGGATCATCTAGTCTATGATAGCCATATAGCTTTTGATCATCTGGTACATTCATATCAAGCAAAGAAGAACTATGTGCAATGTGTAATTTTATTCCTTTTGTTGCTGCAATCGCCAACCAGAACTCACAACAAGCTCTGCCTGCCTCTGCAAAATTAACAGCTTTGTGAGTGAAATCAATTCCATACAAGTGCATATCTGAAACTTCTTGTGCCACGGCATATGCAAAAGCATACGCTACAGTATTGTTTAAATAAGCATAACCAGTTTTTTGAATCACTTTTTGTAAAGGATATTCGACAACATCTGGACATCTTTCATCTAAACAACAAGAAAAAATAGGGATTCCAAGTTTAGCTTGTAGTCTATCTGCCATTGCATTTGTTTGTTTTCCAGCATTTGGAGTATCAAGAAATCTAGAGGGAGGATCCATCATAAAACACTTGTCATGATAAATTGCTGAAGACATAGCGTTTATAGTCCAAACTTCATCAAACTTTTCACTTCTAATTTTTGCTAGTATATATTCGTTAAAACTATTGCCTAGTGCAACAATAGCAACACTTTTATCTTTCATTAACTCTTCGCTTGTCTTACCTGTCCGTCCCTATAAGAGTCTGAGTAATTTCTGCCTTCTGCATAAACCTTTAAACGACTCAATGCTTCTGTATACCGCGAGTTATATAACTGAATCAAGTCATTTTCACCTTTCATAAAAGTGTATGCTTCTACGAGACAAGCATATAAAAGTGCATCTGGTGCGTTTGTGCTAATCCATGTAGTCTCTGAATCGATTGTCGTAAGTGAAGCTGGTCTATAATAATAGTGTAACTCTACTGCCAAGTCTGCATTTGGTGTTGGAGCAACAATAAAATTGTCTACATCAAATTGTGCATAGTAAATTGGTTCTCCAGTTGTAGCAGGATTAGCAGTGTATTCTTGAATAAAGTTTACGTCTTTTTGTAATAAAAAAACATTTTCACTGCTAGTGTTAACATAAGATAAAGAGTGTGCAGCTAAGTAATCAGAAGGCTTTTGTAAAAATTTATTGCCACTTGTCATAGAACCAGTAACATTTTTTCTAAAATAATCTAAATCTACAGACTTAAATATTCTTTCTTCTGCATTCTGTATAATAAAATCTAACTCTGCTACAAAAGTTGATTCAGTGTTTTCTGTCCAATCTTGAATAGATTGTTTTAATGTAGTTAATGTAAAACTCATGATGTACTCACTGTCACTTCTCCAAGGCTAGTTGTAGCCTCAAAACTTGTTAATTTTTTACCTATTATACCATCTCCAGCATTTGTGTATACCACAAATGAAGTTAAGTCAGTATCTTGGTTTGGTCTCGGTTCATACAGTGCAGTTGGATCTGGGCCAGGGTAATTTGGTTCTAACTGTGGATGTTTAGCTTCATACTCATCTGGGCCAACTTTTAAACCATTCCATTCTTTTCTCATGTCACGAAGGCGATAACGAAATCCAGATCGGTCTGAATAACCCCATGCTTTCTTGCCACTTGCGTACCTAGCCATTAGTACCTCAAGTATGATATATTCGGTGTTAGTTTTAAAGGTGTGCTATTGGCATCTTCTGACATGGCTCTTTGAAACTCTTCTTCATAGACACTTTTTAATATTTGTATTCTTTCTGGTGCTTTTTTCATAGATATATAATAGGCAAGTCCAGCAGCCATGCACGGTAAAAATCTAAATGGTGCGTCTGTTGTGTTAACCAAACTATCTGCATCTTGTATTCTTCTTACATAGTAATAAACCAATGTGTAAGAAGTATCTGGTGTTGACCACAATGTGATTGTAGGAGTGGTTTGTCTATCAAAAAAATATTGACTTGGTTGTCCACTATTATCTTTGTTCGGTATTCTTAAATATTCACCACGGCTCATTTGTGTAAGTGTAAAATCTGTACCAGAACTATTTCTTAAAACAACTTCTAATAAATCAACAAACTCACTAGATAAAGTATAGGTAGCCGTACCAGAGGTTACTGCTTTTGTTTCTTGTGTTACAGTCCATAAATTTAATCCTCTGTTCGCCCAATCAGCAAACATAAGATTTAAAGAACGTCTTGCAGTTCTAGCATCGTAACCAGTTCTCATTTCCAAACCACATCTTTCGTATGATTCTTCAATAAGTTCGGCTACATCTAAGTTAAAATCTCTTGAGTTTGAAGTTGTCATTTACTTTTTCTTTTTCTTTTTCTTTTCTAAAAAAGCTTTAAGACCAGCATTCATTTTACCTTTAGCTGCCATGACTGGCTTTTTCATTGTGCCACCCATCATTTTACCCTTAATTCTTCCTGACTTCATCATGCCTTTGCCAGTTTTAGCAGAGGGTTTTGCTTTATCTAAAGTTATTTTTTTTATCTTTTTAAGATCTCTTTTTTTACCAGGCATCACTTACTCCTTTTTCTTCTTAATGCTTGTACTCTTCTTGGTTTACCAGCAGGTTGACCCAACCGATTCTTTTGACTTATTCTACTACGCTTTTCAGTAGAAGTCATCTCCTTAGTAGTCTTCGGAGTTTTTGAACTAATCCTTTTACTTGGGCGACAATACGGCGTACCCCTCTTCTCACCTTTTTGACGACCACATTTTTTACCCGTTTTAACATCTCTCCAGTCCTCCTTGAACCATCGTTTTAAAGCTAATCCTTTTTTTGTTTTTCTTACAGCCATTAGGAATACTTTGTGACCTTACGTCTGTTTGACATAATCTTACCACAACCTCTGGCTATGTTTTTATTCTTAGATTTTCTTTTTGTCATTCTAACAACTTTGCCCTCTTTGGCAGTCATTGTTTCTTTTTTTACTTTTTCAATGGCTGCGTTTAATCCACCACCCATTGCTTTCTTTTTCTTTTTACCACCAGTGCCATAGTTTGCGGCCCCAACTTTTCTACATTTAGCAATAGCTCCTGAAGCATACGCTGATGGGAAAACCTTATATCTGGCTTTCACCTTATGGTAACATGCGTCTTTAGGCATAATATCTTCCTTTCATTATCTTCCAGCAGGTACACATCCACTGGCGTTTTTTACACTTTATGCAAACCTTTTGAGGTTCACCTCTTACTACCTCGCCTTTTTTTAGAGGCACAATGTGCTTTTTCAGAAAATCCACGAGGTCTGGCACAATTGATTTTCCTCTTCCTCTTAGCACTCCACTTCCTCTTACCTGGTGACTTTGTTATTTGTTGAGGCATTGAACCCCGCGAGATTGCCATCTATTGTCTTCCTATTAATAAAATCTATCCATAGAGTATGTAGCATTTTGTGATTTTCTTCAACCTTAACCATCGTGACAGCAGTTCTTTTATCAACTTCAATAAGAGTTGTGACCATCCAAGCAATTGATCCTGCTACAAGGACAACTGAAACACCGTTCATTATCTCTTTAGGCTTTAACACTACCACCTCTTTTTTTAAACCTTTGATCCTTTGGTTTTTGTGGAAAACTTTTAGGATATACTTTTTTTATTGCCTTGTTTAAGAAAGTCGTTCTTTCTTTTGGAGACATGTTAGATATGTAAGTTCTCAACAAACGCTTTTGTTGATTCTCTGTTAAATCTTTCATCTTTGGTCTTGGTATTGGTTTTGCTTTCATTAACACTTCCATCTTCTTCTTGCTTGTCTTAATCGACTATTTGGATTTTTAGCTGCTTTAGGAAATTTTTTCATTTGTCCTGCACTTCTGGCACAGAATGACTTTCTTCTTTTTGCAGCTTTACTTCCAGCTTTAACTTTACCAGTAACAGCAGTTTTTAATTTACTGCCCGGATTATCTCTTCTATAACGAGCAACCCCCGCCTTAGTCATCCCCGCTCCAGATTTAGTAGAACGAAAATACTTTTTGGTTTTAGGAGGTTGCTTGTCTGGTTTTCTAGCCATTACGATAAAAATATAGTCAGTTTGTTACCACTGCCAGTAAAGGCAGATAAATATGCACCACTCTCTGCTAATATACCATTATCTGGAATATTAAGAGTGTGCAATCCAGTTGGAAAACTTTGTGCTATCAATGTAGATCCACCATTACCATCTGTTATGGTAAGAGCACCAGCTGCATTTCCAAACACTACTATCTGTCTTATCCTTGACCTTGCAGGTCCTACCACGGCGGCAGAATCTCCTTGGTTTACATTAAAGGCTTTTACGTCAGATCTTGTTCCAGCCATTTATATCTCCTATTATTGGTCAGCAAAAGCTGGAACTGTTGTTGATGTAACAGTACCAAAAATTTGATAATTTGTTGTGTCTTTTCCTACAATCGTAATATCAAATGCTTGTGGCACATTTAATTGTACGCTACTGTTTGAACTACCGTTTGAAAATACAGTTACATTATCTGCGTTTGTATCTAAGTGTGTAATTCCACCAATATAAAAGTTTGAGTTTCCAGGTGTGATGATAAGAGCATCTGTTGCATCTGCGGCTCCTCCAGCATACACAAATCTAAACATAGATCCAGCTATAGGTGCTGGTAGTGTATATGTGTTGTCTTGTGATCCATCTGGTACAAGTAAGATTCTACCACTATGAGTAGCATTATCTAAAGTTTGATTACCATCAGATAAACTTATTGGACCATCACCAAAGGTTACTACCTCTGTTATTGTTCCAGTAGTTGCATTTTTACTGATTGTTTTAACTGTGCTTTCGGATCTAACTGGACCCGAGAATGTTGTATTAGCCATGTCATACTCCTTGTCTTGGCAAATGTCGAAGTTAATTCTTCGTCAAGGTTTTCTTTATTATACATAAAAAAAGGGTGACTGCAAAGAGTCACCCCAAAAATATAAGTATTTTTGATTAAGCTCCAGGTGAACCGAATAGTGAACGAGGATCTGAGAAACCAAAAGAGTATCTCTCTCTTGCTTTATATCTCATGTTCCCAGTGTCAAAATCTGGATCCATAGCTGTTGCCATTGGCATTCTTTCGAAATGCTTAAGACCATTTGGTGCATCTGTCTTAATGAAAAATGCGTCTGTATCAGTTAGATAATCGTTGATGACATAGCCTTGAGGTAACATTCCCATGTTTCTCATTGCATTTGCATCATTATCTGCTGTTCCAGGTCTTAAGTTAGAGTTTAACAATCTCTCTGCGACAAACTGTAGTTGTCTTGGAATGATTAGTTTCATTCCTCTTAGAGCGATAATTAATCCTCTTTCATCTACAAAGCCTGCAATCTTAATTAAAGCATCTTCTAAAGATGTTTCATTTAAGTCTGCTGCAGTTGTTGGCTCGTTAGCAAAAGTTCCACCATTTGTTAATGGGTGATCTGTTGCTAATAATGCCTTGCCATCACCACCAGCAGTTGCTCCAGCGGTAAACGCATTATTTAATACGTTTGCAGCTTTTACTTGCTTTGTGTGTGCCATTGACCTTGCAAGTGCTCTTGTATAACGAGCAGAAAGCTTGTCGTAAAGGTTATCCTCTACAGCTTCTTCTGTTATTGAGAAAGCCATTGCTACAGTCTCATGGTTATATCTTGAAGTGTAAGCTTCGTTTGCATCATCAAATGTGACACCAGAACCTTCTTGCTTAGTAGGTGCTGCTCCGAAACCACTCAACATTACTTCTTCTTCGAATGCTCTGTCTGATGACTCAGTATCGTAGATTTCAGCATGTTGTCCTTCATACCTATTATACTCCATACCAAAGAGGGCGTTTAAGCCAGGCTCTAATTCTTTGGCGAGTTGTGCTCTTGAAATAGCCATATTACACCCTCCTTAAGATGCAGTAGCGTCAGCATCCGAAGAATTTAACGCATGGTTGTTAATTTTAACTATGTATGAAACACCAGCGGCACTGTGGTCAGCATTAGTTACATCTTCGTGGATACCTAAAATCATAACCACATTTGATGTATCTGTATCCTCAGCAGTTGATATATCTAGTACAGCAGAAGAAATACCTGTTGTAGTATTACCACTTGCTCCACTTGCTATATCAGCAGTCTTGAAGATATCTGCTTTTGCAGTTGCTCTGTCAGTGTTTGTTCCATCACTTGCGATGATAAATCTCTGTGATGGGTCATCATACACAAACCCTTTGATGTCAAAGTTAGTATTAGCTGATCCTGAACCGGGCCAAGTATTACTAAACTTTAACTTGCCAGTGGTTGCATCCACATACTCACATCCAGCAAAGACACCAACTAATTGGTCTCCGTTACCAGTTGCAGATCCGATCTGAATAGTTCCACCAGTTAATTCAGCTTTTACAGGTGAACCTTGAAAGATCGCGGAAGCGTCACTAGCAATAAAGTATTGACTCGTACCTTGAGTCGCTGGACTTGAGCCATGTTTTCCAACTGGCTTAAATCCAAAAGCTACGTTTATATTAGCCATTTATTGCTCCTTCATAATTAATCGGAAGATTTTTTCCCTCCGAAAGTTACACGACTTTGCCTATCTACGCTGATAGGCATCGAGGGATGTTGCTCCCTCATCAAGTTTTCATCCACGGCTTTTAGTTGGTTGCGGGTCTGATCCCGAAAATATTCAGTTCTCTCTTTGACCGTTTCTGTGGGTATTCGTGCCAACATTAAACCACCGACACCAATAATTCCTTTGTTTTTACCCTCTTCTATAACTGGATACTTGTCAGCTTCTGGGCCGTATTCGTCTGCCCTAACTGGTTCCCATCCTTCTCTCATTCTAGAAAAAACATTTGATTTATCATCTTCACCACGAATGGTTGTTCTGATCCATCTATGTTCAAATCCATCTGGAGCTGGAGGTGCATCCAACTTAGCTGGAGGTTGCCAAGGTTGTCTCCTTGTGTTATTTGCACGACTTTTGTTTTCTCGTGTTGTTCTATCTATAGCCATCGTCTACTCCTTCACATGCTTTGCATATTCTTCTAACGGAACACCCAATTTCTTAGCTATCGCTATTTGCGATGGAGTCAATTTGACTGTTCTGCGTCCCTTCGATACCGTTTTTGAAGCGGTGGCTCCAGCAGAGACGACTCTGGGGCCAGAGGATTTCTTCATTTCCTTAAACTTATGCGGAAACTCTGATTTAATCCTATTATCAAGTTCAGTATAATACTCTTCTGTGTTTGGGTCAAACCCCTCTGACTCAATTAATTGCTTATGTACACCAAAAGCAGCATATGTCATGGTTTGATCCTTGCCAAACCACTCATTTTCTTGAGCCCATTGCTCGGCTCTTGGGTCTGGTTTTTGTGGAGGAGGGGGTGGCGTTTGTTGAGGAGGAGGTGTAGCACCATTTATTTCTGTTGCTTTCTTCTCTTCTTGCCTAGCTTTTAGATCTTTTAATCTAGCCTCTTCCATTGCAATTCTAGATATGTTTGATTGTGCTTCATATAAAGCATCTGCATCTCCAGTTTCGAGTGCTTTTTTATATGCTTCTTTTGCAGCTTGAGCTTGAGCAGTTACTCTGTTGTCAACCTCACCTACATAATTAGTGTCTAATTTATCTAGTCTTGCTTTAAGATCATCATTTTGTTTTTTAACAGACTCAGCAAATTCTAGAGCAGATTGCTTTTGTCTTTCTTCTTCTCTAAAACGATTGGTAAGTTTACTAATCCGTTTCTTAACAGATTCCGAATACTCAGACAAGTCTTCATCAGCTGCATCAACTTCTTGAGTTTCATCAACATCTTCTGTCTTTTCTTCTTCAACTACGACCTCTTGTTCTTGTTCTTCTTCTTTTGTTTCTGCATCTTGCATACTATACTCCGTATGTTTTGATGTCGTCGGGATCGACAATGGTTGCAATGACTTCATCGTCATTGATAATACGCACCTCTCCACCCTCTATTTGGAATCTTGACCCAGCGTAACGACCAATACATACCCAGTCGCCTTCTTTACACCAAGGTCCCCCTTCTCCAAATTTGTCTAAATCTTTATATGCAAGAGGCCCAACTTTTACAACATAAGCTACAACTGTTGCTCTTGCTTCTCTTTCCCTAGCTGGATCTGGAACATACACACCACCTTCAGTTTTTTCTTTACCCATGTAAGGCATAACTAATATACGCCATCCAGTGGGTGCGGGTAATCTATCTGTTAGGGATTTATCTTTTGCTTCTTTTTCTGCTTTTTCTTTTGCTTGTCTTTGCTTTAATACATATTCAGGTACTATTAGCGTCATTATCAACCTTCTCTAGCAGGGTACTTAACTGTTCCAATGCGTAGGTTAGACCCTGTATTTCACCTACCATTGCCTTATATGCTTCCATATCAGAAGCATTTCCACTTGTTAAAGAGATACTAATGTCTTCAATACGAGTATTCAAGGCTTTTTTGTAATTATATAAAAAATCTGTAACTTTCATTAAATATTATCTAAGTTTATAAAAGTTCCACTGTCATCAAAAGGGACTGGATTTAATGTGCGATTTATAAAATTTTGATTCAAAATACCTGTGTTACGATTTTGTATGGAGTTTATAACGTCTTCTCTAAAGTTTTGTTCTCTTTGTCTTTGTTTTTGTAGTTCTGCCAATCTCTGTTCAATGGAAGGTTGACGATCAATAAAGGCTTTTAACTCTGGGTTTAATGCTTGTGCCACTTGATTTCTTACGCCTATGCTATCAGCTAAAGTGCCTTGTGGTATTAATTGTAAAGCATCTGCTACTGCCATATTTGCTTGATTTGACATGGTTGGAGCAACATTAGCTATACCAGTATTTAAATTAGCACCATCATCAGTAATAGTTGTATCAAGTTTTGAAACAGGAGAAGCAAAATTATCTACCACAACTCTAGCATCTGGTATAAAAGCATTAGCCGTAGTCATGTCACCCATCTCTATTCCTCTTGGAATTGGTCTGTCTGTTACTGGGTCTTTTTGCTGTGGAGCAGTAAAAGCACCTCTTAAAGACTCTATGCCTCCAGTAATTAAATCTGTTAAAGGTTGAAAAAAATTAGATACATTTGCACTTCTTTGATTTGCATCTGCCACAGCTCTTCTATAAGCTTCTGAAGATTCTGGTAACCCTCTGTTTCTTCCAAGCATATTAGTAATTGTACTTAAACCAGGTATCATATCCATGATACCACCTCTTGGAACCTCTCTTACAGTGCCTTCCATAGTTGGTTGACCAATGTAAAAGTCTCCCATTTTATAATTTTCACCTGTTTTTAACGAAGGTAATCCCATAGCTTGACGATAGCGTAAGTTATTTATACCCGCTAAATCCATTCCACCCATTCCACGACCAGTCTGAGGATCAACATAACTTACATTTTCAGCACCAAATATTCTTGAAAAAATAGAGTCTGGAAAAGGATTAGTAGGAGTAGCTCCTCTATATTCCATATAACTTTGAGGACTTATGAAACCAGTAATGTTCGTTCCAGGTATGGTAGTTCTTTGAGTGTAATCTAAAAAATCACCCTCTTCTGCCATACCATCACCTACATTAGCTGGTGTGTCTGTTGCAAAATCATCTGGGTTATAGGCTTCGTCAAAACCCGCTAGATCAAAATCATCTGGATCAGCCACTAATAGACTCCTTTAAAACCAGTTCCTTGAACAGCGATACCACCACCACGAGACTTTTTAATTACGCCTCTACCAATTAGAATATCTTTTTGAGTTACTTTACCATCACCACTTAAATCTGGAAAAGCTGCACCACCCTTTTTCATTTTCTTGGTTATGTCACCTCTAGGCATAGATTTTCTCATTTTTGATGTGCCTGCACCCATTCTAGGTTTAACCGCCTCTATTTGTTCTTCTCTTGTCATGGTAGGTTTTTGTGTTGGTTTTCCAGGATTCTTGTCTCCTGGGTAAGGATAAGTTCTTCCAGATGGTTGTACTGGTTTATATCTTTCTGGATACTTTTTCTTTAACTCTGCGTCTGTTAAAAATTTATCTCTTAACAAATTACGGTTAATTCCTTTTTTACCACCAGCTTTTAATTCTCTATTAAGTAAAGATTTTGTACTCTTATCTTTTGTTTTTTTAATTTCTTTTTGTAAACTTTCTTTACGTTTTTGTGCTTCTGGCTTTTGTCTTGCCTTTTCAAACTCTTTGTTTAGAGCTTGTAGTGCTTTAAACTCATCATCAAAACCACCACCACTTTGTTTGGATATGACTAATTTTCTTATCATTTTCTGAGCTTCTTCTGGAGTAATTTTTCCAGAAACAGAATCTTTCACAATGTTTTTAAACTGACCAGATTTTGCCTGCATGGTCTTATCTTTATTAATTCTAGTCACTTTACCCTTTTGTGCTTTAACTGGCATAAACTTCTCCAATGTTGAGGAACCGCCATCTTTCAAACGTCTTCCTTTGTTAACTAAATTCTTCGCTTCATTATACGATAAACCCATATCTTTTGCAAACTGTCTAATTCTTGCCATGTGATCTCCTTATTGCTTCTTTTCCTTTTTTAAAAATACTTGCCACTTTTGTTTTACCCATTACTTTTGCTCTTTGCTCACCGACTGTAAGTATTTGTATCTTTCTCGCAAAAGGTTTATTGACTCTCTTAACCTTGGCAACAGTTGCTCTGGCATCCGCCTCCGTAGCAAATTTAATTCCAACCGTGTCTTTAGGGTTCTCATCCGTATATAATCTTCTACCCGAACCTTTAGGTTTTTTACCAGTACCAACTTTTGGATCCTTTCTAGCCATTATAACCTCACAGAAAATTAATAAAACAATTTAACGTCAGTCTTCCGTCATCTATGTCTTTACCATAGTTTAAACTCGACCTATGATTTTGTCTACCGTCAAAAAGTATTGCTGTGTTTTGTACAAATTTGACACTTTGTGTTTCTTGATGGTTTTGATCATAGATACTCGTTCCAGAGTTTAAGTTTGTCTTTGACAAATAAATAATCATAGTTAAATCAAAAGGATCAGTATGTACAAAATCTCTTGATTCATCGTCTTCTAGTCTTAGATGTAGAGCTGATACCATGTTATATCTACAACTTAATAATCTTTGATTATCACATTTATCTTTTAATTCTTTATTAACTAACTGCCATAAAAAAGGATTAGTTTGTTCTAGTCTTTCACTTCTATAACCACACCAGTTAATATTATTTGGTTGTGTTTCTGGAAAGTTTTCTAAACTATACAAAGGTATTTTTTTAAACTCTGGTTCTAATAGTGCAAAATTATCAAAAAAATTTTCTATGATTAATGTGTTAAACACTATTTTTTTCTTAGCATTTTAGCTGCTTGACCTACACCTTTTATTCCAAAAGAGGCTGATATAGCAATAAATAATAAATACTGATACCAATCTGGTAGAGTAGACAATACTTCAAAGCCTTTGTGTACATGTTCTCTCATACCAGGAATGAAGACCAAAATCGCGGGAGTCAAAAGAACAACTAAAGCAAATTCATCTTTCCAGCTATTATCTGTAGCCTCTGCCATTTTGCCTTCCCACTCAACTTCACCAGCCGCAACTTTCTTTGCAACTGTTGCACGAGCTTTGGCTTCAGCAACTTTGGCTTGACCATCTGCTTTTGTTTTCTCTACTTTGTTTTGTAACCATGTGCCAGCTAAATTAGCTATCGGTCCTAAAAACTGTAACATCCTATCCTACATACATAAGTCTTCGTACTTAGTTGTGTGAAGTCTGTGCTTTGACAAATCTCCATGCTTACCTCTAAATACATTTAATAACCATCTTATCATTTTTTAAACCTTTCATCTATCCAACATTTACCATAATATAGGATAAATAACCAAAAAGTAAATAGAATACCATCTATCCATCCTAGATTATTCCAAGCATCAAGTATCATACTTCCGTCCATATTAAACTCCCTTGTACCATGTGGCTATAACGTATCTGATTTCATCTTCAACTTTAGTTACACCGTGTTTATAATATTTACCATCAAAAAATAATCCTCTACCTTTCTTTGGTTTGAACATTGTATCCTCTTCAAAGTAAGTTTGTCCACCTTTAAAGTTATCGTTCAAGTAAGTTATAGAAGATAAAATTGTTTTTTCACTTGCATTATCAAAGTGAAGATCTTGATAAGAACCTATGGGCCACTTCACTATTTGCATCCAATCAATCTCTGCATTAAACTCTTTTGAAACTTTTGTTAATTTATCAGATAAAAAATTTACACAATTTTTTAAATTTAAAGTATAAACATCTCTAAATTTTACAGCCTTATCTTCGTTGTTCTTATAAAAATTTATTGTATTGTTACATTCATCTTCAGATAATAAATTATCATAGATTAGAGTTTTCATTTTCTGCTTTCTTTATAGAGCCATGCAAGAAAAACAATAAAACCTACAACTGTGCAGAATAAAACAAACCACCCAATGTATTCCCAAATTTTTCTGATCAACTGTTGTCTATCGTAAATATCTTGTTGACGTTTTTTTCTGATCTCAGCTTCCATTCTTAAAATTTCATTCCAAGAATTAGCTCCATAGTGAAAATTTATAAAAGATTTAAGCTCTTGACGTTGTGCTTCTAGTTTTTTCTTTGCAGTAAAGGCTTCTATTGCCGATGCCTCTAATTCTTTACCTTTAAATAACTTTTGAAGTGCCGAAGGGTTCTTTGTTGTCTTTTCTGCATTGTCCACATCACTCATGGCAGACATCCAACGACTTAAATCTCCTCCCATAGCCTCAATTTCACGTCCCATTTGGAAACCTTTTTTGATGGCTCCGAAAGCTTTTGAAGCTGCCGTTATGGCTAGTCCGATTGATGCGGGATCCATTATTTCCTCACTGCAGCTTGAGTGTTTATACGGTAGATATTAACGTCATTACGATCATCTGCTATCTGCTCTTGAGTTTTTGTCCTTTGTTGTGCTATATCAAACGCTTGTCTTAGTTTTGCTTGGTCAATTTGGAAGTTCATCATGTCATTTAGAGATTTTCTTTGTATCTCAGCCGTATCGTTCTCTAATTCTTTCTCTCTAATCGCTACAAGTGGGTCTGGTTTCTGTGCAGGCTCTATAACTGGCATAACTTCTTTCAATATTTCGCCAATTTGTTGTGAAATAGCCGCTTCAATGGCTTCTGGTGCAATTTGAGGTACTTGTTCGCCTCTTTCTACAGCCTCTTGTATCATAGTTTGGAAAAATTTGGTCACTTGATCTCTTGCTAACATCCCAACATGCTCTTGAACATGAGCTTGTAGCAGTGCGTAGCCTTGAGGATTGGCTTGAGACGCTAAATTAGACAAAAATGTAGCATGTGCCATCAAATGTGCCTCATGATCTTGTTGTGGAAACGCTTGTAAAGACATTCCTTTGATAGAATTTGCGTTTTCTGTTGCTGGATCCACTGGTGCAGGTGGTTGAGGTGGCGGTAATATGCCATCTATGTTTTTAACATCAAGTGCATCGTACATTCTTCGGTACGCTTCGTACTGATTGTGCATTTGTGGAGCGGCTTGAGCTAATTGTAACTGTGTTTGTGCTAAAGATAAGCGTTGTGCCATAGAAAAAATGTTAGGATCACTGACTGGAAGTATATCAACACGACCATCAAAGTCTTGTGCCATGATTTGTGGTGCTACATTACCTACAAAATAAGGATATGGAACTGGATTTTCTGCAAAAATCTCTGCTAACATTCTAAATTCTTGTTTTTGTCCATAATGTAAACGCTTATGTATGCTTGAAATAATCTTTGAACCTTGCTCAATCAACGCAACAGTCGTTCCTACTGGTGCTTGTGAGTTTACATCACTAATTTTTGCGTCTGCAACTTGAGCAAAACGTCTGCCAGAATCAACAACAACACCTAATAACTGTGCTAGTGTGGCTGATGGTTCCTTGTATGGCAATGGGATGATTGAATTTTTGAGATCCCCACCTGGGACATCGATGTCTCTGAACTCACCAGGATTAAGAGGCTCGTCATCATTACGAATACGAACACCCCTAGCTTTGAATCCAGCTGGAAGATTTGATAAAGTACCTGCATCTATTAACTGCCTTAAAATTGAGGTGGCTGCCCTAGACAATCCACCGATTGTGTGTAAAAGACCAAAGCCATAAAATCCAAAACCCGGTAAAAACTTGAAATGTACAAAGTATTGTCTCTTACGTCTTAGTTGATCTTGCTCCCTATAGTTCCTAACCACCGATAAAACTTCGTTAGAATTTTGATCGATTGTGACGATATACGGTAACATAATTCCATTAGGGTCTTCAAAGCCTTCGAGGTCGAGATCCACATGGACTTCCAAAATAGTATATACATCATCAGAATAACCTGGATGGAGTCCTTGCAACTCATCAGTAGTTCCTTGGATACTTCCTTCATCCTCTCCAGAATCTGAAGCAGATAACTCCACATCTCTATATACTCCCGCCACTTGTAGTTTACGGATATCATTATACGTCATTTTAACAACATGCGTAACCCTCTCTGCCGTCATTAAATCTGAAGCAGAATAAGGGACAACTAAATCTTCGGCTGGAACAAACTTTGATACGGCTCTTTGTTTAGTCGGATCAAAGTAAACTTTTTTAAAAGTAGAACCAGTTAAAGGCAAATAAAATAACATTTGATCTGTATCTGGATCATACTCTTCCATGACTTCCATGATTTGATAATTCATGTAATCTTTAATTCTTTGAGCTTGATCTTCTGTTTCTTTTGTTGGTACGCCAAGTATTTGAGTTTTTATTGGGCCGCCAGCTGGTAACATTTCTTTATAAGCTTGTGATTGAAATTGTGTTGTAGCTTCTGATAATAGTGGATGTGTTACACCACTTGCACCGAGAAACGGATCGCTTCTGTCCTCATAGTTTATGCCAAGTAAATTTAATCCTTTTGCAATCGCTTCTTCCCAATCACCTCTTGATTCTAAATCTTCTTTAACTTTTGCTTGTAAGTCAGAGGCAAGAGCACCCAACACACCATCTTCCAAAACCTCAGCTAAATTAGCATCATGATTATAAGCCTCGGCTACAACCTCGACTTGTTCACCAGTATCAACTTCAATGCCCTCTGGTAATACTTCAGTTTCGTCAACCTCTATTTGTAGACTATCTGCCTCTGGTTGTAGTATAGCAGAGCCACCTGCTCCTATACTTTTTTCAACCATCCCAGCTATATCTCTTGATCTCTCTTCTTTTGTTGCCATTTTTAACTTGCCTTTCTGAATCTATTTAGTATACCACCTTTTGCCATTCTTGGTATTTTTAAAGTAGATTTCTTAGCCGCCTCTTTATCGTTTAAATCAATTATCCTAAACATATCATCTTCTACTGGATTTTGTCTAGATTGTTGACCAAAGTTAACTTCGGCAGGAGGCACTGGTTGATTTGCTTGAGTGACCATTCCTTTTTTAAACGCCTTATAGGTGGGTTGAGTAGTATATGAAGAACCATACTTTTTTAAAGCATCTGTAACATTTGAACCTATTGCAAAGTTATAAGGAACTTTATTGACTGGATCTCCATACGCTTTTCTTTTAATCGCTTCATTTGTTCTTCCTGCTTTAAGATAAGATTCAACATTAGGAAAAATAACTCTATCGTATCCTAACTTCCTTGCTTGATTAATTATTTGATGAACCATTAATTCTGTTGCTTGTTTAGAGTTAGAAAAAGCTGGGTTTTCATTAAGTTTTTCTATTCCTTCTTGATGTCGAACTATCACATCTAAGGAGTCTTTTAAGTCATCTGGTAACTTACTTTTTAAATCATTTAATATTTTTGTCTTATCGTTATTTGCATCAAATTCTTCTATTCTTCTATTTGCCTCTTGAACTCTATCAACTGCTGCATCTCTCACCTCTTCTAAATGTTTAATACTCTGTTCCATGTTCATTAAGTTCTTTTTTGCTATCATTGCGTTAAGTGGAAACATAGCATTTTTAAGTTCGTTATTTGCTATATTAGTAGTAAGGTAAACAGCCAAAGAATCTGTATCAGAAGCTTTGTCAAATGCGTCAAGATATTCGTCTCTATTAAATTTAGCAACAGGTCTTCCTACACCAATTTTCGTGAATTTTCCCAAGATTCTTCTAGGCTTTTCTATTCTAGGTAGGTATGTTGAAAGTTCATTTTTTTTAGCAATATACTTAGTTCTTCCCTGAATAGAATAAATTCTAGGTTTTTGGTTTCCTCTGCCAGACATCCATTGTTCCATTACTTCTTTACTTATCTCTTGCAAAATACTTCCAGGGTCACCTTTTCCTCTCTTAAGAAAAAGCTCACTAGGGTTAATGTCGAAGTCTGTTTGAAAATCCTGTTGTATTTTTTCAAATTCTAATTTTTGACTGTCAGTAAGTTGAGTAAAGTCTGGTTGTCTTTTTCTTAAGTCTTCAAGTCTAGTAGCTATTTCAAGAATATTATCACTCTCTAAGTCTTGAGCTATCTTAGGATGATTTATAAATTTATTGTATACTTGTGCCTTGAGGTAATTTAATTCCAACTTTCTTTCTTTGTCATTTAAAATATAACTTAAAGTCCTATCTGCAAGTTCTTTATTTGTAAAAGCATTATCTCCATAAACTGCTTTTTTTACAGCAACATAATCACCATAAGTTGGCATATCAGTATAAGTAGTCCCTGGAGATGTTGTAAATTTTTCAAAATCTTCTTGAGTAATTTTACCTTGGTTATAACCCTTTGTTAAATCTTCATAGTGATCTATTGTCATATCAGGATCTATTATGTCATAGTCTCTAATATTTTCTTTTTTCTCCATCCCTAGTCCAAAATCTTTATCTCTGTAGTGATTTTCTATTCTCTGTTGTGTTTTGTCTGGTCTTCCTCCTCCGATTACGTCAATTAAAGGATCTAGATCTCCTTCAAGACCATATCTTTCTTTTGATATTTTTCTAAAGTTTCTAGCAAAATCATCTAGATTATTGCCCTTATAGTCTAAGATTTTAGAGAACTCATTAATACTAAAATGAGGAACTCCTTCTTGTGCTTTTCTACCCTCTATTAAATTCATAAGACTTGCGAGAATTTTTGGCATTTCATAGTCAACATCCATAACACTGTTATATTCCAAAAGATCTTCTTTAACTCTATTTTTAACTCTTCTGTAATCTGTTAATACCGTCCTTGCTTCATTTAATTCTGAGTCTGTTTTAAAAATAGCTTCTTTAAAAGGACCCATAGTTTTTCCTACGTTATCAAGATTAGTTTCTGCTTGTTGTAAAGCATTAAACTCTTTTGTAGCAGCATCTGTTATCACGGCTCTGTTTTTAGAATAATCAAAAAAACCAGTTTTTAACTTCTGATCTTCTTTGATTATTTGAAAAGCATCTGCCCTTTTTTCGTTTGTCATCATGTCGCCATAAACAGGTTTGTTCATTTTTCTTTTTAATAAGTCTAATGTTCTTTGATCTTTGGCAGATATTGTGCCATCTCTCATTTTCTGTTCTAGCTTTTTTATTGACTCTTTTAATTTTTTATTATCTCTAGCTAAAGATATTTCTTTTACTCCAGCTTGATTAGATTGTATTTCATTTACAACTAAATCATTAAATGGTTTCATAGGATCGTTTGGGTTTGGACTTTTAACTCCAACTGCTCTTGCATGTGCCATGTATCCTGGAAAACCAAATCCATGTCTTTTAAAATTTGTTAACTCTCTTAAGGCTGTAGTATTACCTACAGATTTAAAATATTCTTCTACTCTTGCAAAATCTTTATCTGTTTTGGTCATTAAATTTGGATCGCTTTCAATAACTTTACCCATCAACTGAGCATCAGCTTTATCTCCATGAAATATAAAGTGAACAGTATCCTCTTCAACCAAAGCTTTCTGATTACCTGATTGACCCCCGCCTAATCCCACTGGTATTCTTTGAGCCGACTCATTAGACATGAGATTTCTTCGGTCATAAAGATCCTTTTCATATTCAACCAATTTTATTTGATCGTTTAAAACAGGCACTCTTGGATCAGAAGGATCTAATTGATTTCTTTCATTTACTAAATTTTGTAAATCATTTTGAATTTGTTGCTTCTTTTTTAATGTGCCAACTGTAACATTAATAGTTGGTTTAAATAGACTTGCTACATCTAATAAATCATCTTTTGATTTAAATACTTCGTCTGGATTGTTTTCTAAATAACGGAATAAACCAGATTCTAATGCTTCTGCGTTTAGTCTTGATTTAAATATACTCTTAGGTAAAGTCTCTATATATTCTTTTATTTCACTTGCTTTCTTTGGCTTTGTGAAATCTATACCCAAACCATCTTTTGCTATTTCGTTAATTAAATTAGAAAAGATTGTGCCATCTACATTTAATCTTGCTTCTACATCTACCTTATCTTTGAAAAACTCATCCTCGCCAGTAACACTTTGATTCCCTATTTTCTTTGGGCCGCCAGTGTCATCTGCTCTTGTCATTGCTAAATTCTCAGCCAAGGTTCGTGGCACATCATCCACTCTTCCTACACCAACAGTTTCTGTGGCTAAATCTCCTATGCCTCCACTTGGAGGTAACGTATCTTTTAGTCTTGCAGCTATTCGTGCAGAGGCTATTGCTTTAGTCAACAATGCTCCAGGAGCCATGACTCTTCCAGCACTTTCCAGATTCATACCGAACTCTGGAAAATCTTCACCCATAAATTTTTTAGCAAGAGCTTCAGAGCCTATTGTGTCAATTAAACTTTGTATTCCTTGTGGTGTTTCACCATATCTAACGTCATAGTACAAACCAATAAGATCTGCAGGCAAACCTAAAATGTCTGCTGTTTCTCCAACCAGTAACCCTTTTCCAATTCTTTTTAAATCAAGAAGAGTTTCGTCTAATGTTTGTACTTTTTGAGCCATTAAGTAATTCTCGTTGTTCTTTTCTTTTCTGGTAGCATAATGTCTGAGTAACGGTTTGTCACGGTATACCCACCAGTTTTCTTTTTAAGTTTCTTTTTGTCCACCAAAAATTGTTGTTGTATTTTTATAATAGCTTCATCCATGTCTCTACCAGTAGGCATTACAATTCTTCTAGGTGGCTTTGTTTTATTTTTAGCACCTTTTGGTCTACCCTTTTTCTTTGGTGGAGGAGGCGGCCCTTGAGTAGGTCTAGGTTGAACTTCTTTCTTATCTAATTTTCTTTGCTCTTTGGGTCTTGCCATGAACTCCTTCATAACTTTGTCAAAGCCAAATGGATCAATTTTTACTTTTTGCCTAGTTACTTTAGCCTTTTGTCCTTTTGGTCTGCCAGCCATTAGTAAGTTCCTTTAAACGTACCACCACGATTTTTCATGACACCACCCATGTTCATCTTCTTTGGCTTTTTGACTTTAGGCTTCATCTTTTTTCTTTTTTCGAATTTTGATCTATCTTTTTCTGTAAGACCCATCATTTTACCGAGCTGTGAATTTAACATACTGTCAAAATCCATTATGTCGGATCCTCTTTTAAGTTTCTTTGGCATTAGTAATATTCCCTTCTTGTTCGGGGAAACCAATCTTCCCCTTCGTCTTCACCTTGTAGTGATATAAAACCACCTTGTCTAAATCTCATGAGAGCCATTGTCATACTATCACAATAGTCATCATGATCTCCATTTGGAAAAGATGCAACTTCTTCTATTACATCTTCTGCAAACTTCTCTCCACTAGGATACCATACTTTACCTCCTTCGAAAATAGGTGATACAATGTGCATCCTTGTCGTTTTGTCCAAGTTACCCCCTTTGCGTCTGCCAGGACTAAATGTCAAAACTGGTAGATTTTGCAATCTTAGTTCATCAGCCAAAGGTTGTCCACTTGCTTTTGCTTCAATGAGCATCATGTCTGGTTCCCAATATTCGTTTTCTTCTAACGCTATTTCTTTTAATTCTGGAAAATTCCAACGCCCTTTCTTAGCGTCAAGCATAATTAAATGTTGCTCTCCATTCGCTTTTGGTTCAAACACACCCCAAGTTGTAATGGCAGAATAGTCAGCAGTCTCTTTTTTAGAATAAGCAGTATCGTAACTTTGAATTATATAATCTAACTTTGGAACTTCATCCTCTTCCCACGGTTGCCACCACTCTCTTTTGATCATGGCAGTTTCTTCTGATGTTGGATTCTGTTGCCATTGTGCATTCCATTTCATGGGAGCCAGTGACGCTTTAACTTTTAGTAACTCGTCCTTGTTCCAAAATTCGGGCCACAAGATTTTATCGTTTGGTAGTATGGCTGGGAACTCAATAATCTCCCATTGATCTGCCATAGTATCTTTTGCCATTGCATTAATTAAACGACCAGTTAGATCTTTCTTTGACCATCTTGTTTGCACAATGATGATGGTTCCCCCAGGTTGTAATCTTTGTCTTGGGCCAGATGTATACCACTCGTAAGTATTGTCATAAGCAACCGTGGACAGTGCATCTTGTTCCGAGTGCGGATCATCTATGATTAAAAGATCTGCACCACGACCAGTCATTGCTGCACCCACCCCAGCTGCAAAGTATTCCCCACCAACACTGGTTTCCCATCTTCCAGCTGCTTGGCTATCCTGTTTCAAGTCCGTGTTGGGAAAAATTTCACCGTAGATGGGATCGGCTATAAGATCACGAACCTTTCTACCGAATCTTACCGCAAGTTCCGTGTTCATGGTAGCCTGTATGATTTTTAATTTTGGATTACGACCCAGGAACCACGAAGGCATGAGATACGAAGCAAGTTCTGACTTTGAGTGTCGAGGTGGCATATTGATAATGAGACGTTTTAAGTTACCCTCGGCTATCGCTTCAAGTCTCTTTGCAATAATCTTGTGATGTCGCCCAACAATAAAATTTTCATACACATGAAGAGCGTAAGCCAAAAAATCTTTTTGTGCTCTTTCACGAGTGTCCAATTTCTTTTTCTGTTGTTCAAGCAGAAACAGTTCATGTAACACCTCTTTAGGAAGTGTATCTAAGTTCATCTAACCAAAGTAAAATCCTGCAAGGAACGAGTAACCCCATATTCCTATTACAAGATATATCCATTCTTTATCATCCATATCCCAACAATAATATATTTGAATAAATTTATCAATCAAGCATATATAGGTTGCAACAGTAACACCGTACCCCATAATTTACCCCTCCCCCCTTTTTGTTTTTTCATATTCATTCTGTTTATGTGTAAGTAACCCTCGTGGGGGTGGGGGTAAAATGAATTGAGAAACGCAATGCTTTTTCTGTGTTCGCTTCGCTCACGTTATATTCATTTGCGTTTCTCAATTCATTTTTAGGCATGTCATTTTTTTGACACACAGAGCGTCAAAAGATTGACACTTGTCAATCTTTTGACAGTCAATTATTTGACATGGTGTCAAGTTATTGACACCATGTTTAATGGCGTTTTAAGACTCGTCAGTCTTATCTTGAGCAAACATAGGTTCTGTCTTGCATTTTTCCTTCAAGACCTTCTCGACCTTCTCAAGCTCATCTCGTTTAATAAGAAGAGACTTTATTTGCTCGTTGATTAAAATGAGTTTACCAATCGTAACAAAATGCTTTGATTGATATTCCATATATCTGTCGTTAAGTTTAAAATAATCTTTTAAAGTTTTATTTGGCATGATTAGAATCCTTTCATTTAATTAATCACAATTCAATATAATCCCATATTATCTTATAGTCAAATAAAAAATTAATTATTTTAAACTTTTTTTGTTTAGCTAAATCGGTTACAATCTCTCCGCACCCTGGTTGCTGGGCCCCGGTACCTGGGTCTGGAGGCGGTCTGCAAAAAAGAATCGCAGATCGCAAGGATCAGTTGTTGTGATTAATTAATTGCGATCTGCGATTCTTTTTTCAGAGATGTCTGGTTCGGTTACGAACCAGACTTAGGCTTATGATGTTTCATGACTTGAGCTAACTTGATCTCTGCCATTCGTGCTGGAATCACAACCTTTCGGTTGCAATCATTACAACAACGCCCATCATCAATTGGTTGTGCATTGTTTCCTTGATCCCAAAACATTACGCCCTCTTCGGTGTACTGCTTTTCTATTTCGCCTTTACATATAACACATTGCATTTACGCCTCCCTTTGGTGTTTGGTTACATACTTCTCAAATTTCTGCCAAGTTACTCTTGGAGCAGAAAATCCAGATTTGACTTTTTTAAATTTTAATAGTACACCTTTCGCTTTGAAAGATGCTCGTTTTCCTTTTCTATTTATTTTATGTATTTGCTTCATAGCTTCTCCTTTTAATTTCTTCCAGTATAAGATTTTATAAGAATCTGTCAACCACTTTTTTCTCCAGAACCCCCGCTGCCGAAGGCAGCTGCAGCGTCCCGGTGTCCGTAAAAAAGAATCGCAAGGGTCACAAAGTTTTGTTTGTTTTTTAGATAGTTGTGACCCTTGCGATTCTTAGCTCCCGAGCCTTCCGTCCCGGAACGCCCGGGCCCAGAAGCTCCTGGAAGGAGGCGGGAAGCAAACAATGTGCAGAGTTGCAAAGGTTCGAATTGGTTTTATATTAATTGCAACTCTGCACATTGTTAAATTTTCCAGTTGACATAGTCCCAGAAATTCTTATACTGGAATCATAACCATTTATCAAAGGAGAAATAAAAATGGCATCTTATCCAATTTGGAACAAAGTCACGGCGTGTATTTACAAAGGTCAAAAAAGTTACGGGGTTAAGCAGACAGGAGATGTTTCGGTTTATGTCGGATCGTCCGCCAAAAACTCGCATCACTTTTTGAACCACTCAACCACAATGAGAGAACGCACCAACGGAGATCGAGAGTTTCGTTTTTATGTTGATGGGGTTCTTATCAAAAGGGTCTTGTTGCCGAAGGGTGGCGTTGACCTGGTCAAGCTCAAGAATGTACCAAACGACTTGCAGACAGGCAAGATTTTATACAGAGATGACATACATCTCATCGATGACCCAGATCCAGAGGCGTAGCCTCTGGATTTTTTTCCAGTTTTTTTTCCCAGTAAATAAAGATCGCAAAGAATCGCAGAGCGACCATTTCATTTTCTTTGCGATCTGATTCGTGCTTCCCGATTCGCAGTTTGCAACACCCGCACCAGATCACCGTGATCCAGGTAACCCGGAAGGGAGGCGGACAGAGACGGAGTGCAGAGGTGGACAGAGATAAAAGTGCAGAGTTTACCACCGTCAAATAAAAATAGATCAGAGGTCAAAGGGTCACGAACCAAGAAAAAAGAAATGTAATTATTGGCTTGTATTCTCAAATGTATTGATATCTGGGACTTTTCCACAGTTATCCTATTTCCTTTTATTGGTGATTTTAACTCAATAAACAAGGGCAATTTATCAGTTATTATTATTAAATCTGGAAAACCAGAATTAAATTTATTTTCTATTTTCTGGATAAAACAACCTTTTGGAAGTTGTTTTTTTATGTTCAAAAAAAAGTTTTTTTCTTTCATTTTATTGTTGACTTATATGGTAATATATGGGAATAATTATTATATAGCATAAAGGAGAAAATATGTTTTATAGAAATAATAAACCATTTACTTCAGAAGACCAGAAGTTTTTTTTATCTCCACTTTACTGGATCGAAACAGTAATGGAGGAGCAAGACGAGACAACAGAATATGTTAACAAAAAATATGGAGGACAAGATGACGACTAGAATGTTAGTTCCAGAAGATATTGAAACCAACACTCCAGTAAAAATTTACAAGAACAAACCAAAGAATCTTTGGAGTGTTCAAGTAAAAACCGAAAAAGGTTGGAGAGTAAAAGGTCATATAAAAATAGCCAGAGTTAATAATGGCAGATTTCAAGTTAATGAAAAGACTAGACAAAAGATTGTAGAGCAAGGAAAAAAATATGTTCACGCTTTTGTTATTGGCGAATGGTGTCAACATTGGACACTTTATGGAGATCATGGTTGTGTAGAATTTGTTAAATACAATCCTTATAAACACAAAGAATTTAGAACCACAGATTGGTATGGTAACAAACCAATATCTCCAGACTGGAGAGGAATTGTTTATTTTGGAAAAGATGGCAATGTAACCAAAGTAAAAAAAGGGGGACCTAATTAATGATGATGCAAGATTATAAAAATGGCTGGAGATATATAGTTTGGGTTGGTGGTAATGATGATTACTATAAAACTTTTAGTCGAGCACAAATGGATTATCATAATTGGGTTCACAAAGGTTATGATGATGTAGTTCTAACGGAAATACAAAAAGACGGAACTGAAAAGATTATATATAATTCGCAGGAGAATGAATAATGGCTAACTTACAAAACAATGTAATGATAGAGGTCGAGCAAGAGCTTGACCTTTGCCTCAACGAAAAAGGAATGACCAACGAACAAGCTTTAAATCATATTGAAGAAGAGCTTGGCACATATAAGAGAGAGATTGCAAAGACGATTATTTTAGAAAGACAAGCAGAAGATCGACTTACACAATCTTGGGATAACTTTCACAGAACTAACAGAAGCTTACATCAAGGAGATTAAACTATGCCAATGTTAATATATATTTATAAAAATAATTTAGGCGATTGCACTAATAATGGTGTTTCGTCCAGAGATATAAAAGGCTTATGTCTTACGAATGTAGATGGGCCTTTCGAGCCTTGCAAAGATTATCCAGAAGCAGAACTTGTTTTACAAGATTTTGGATATGGCAAGAGTGTTAAAATTGTACCTCATGAAGTAGCCGACAAAAATCCAATGTTTGGTGGTAACTTCGGAGAAACTTCAGACTCCAGATTTTCAGAGAAAGTTTCTGAAATGCTAGGGCATAAGTTTTATGGTGCAGTCGCAATTCATGATAGGGTAGAATAATGACAAAGAAAATAAAATTTAAAACTAATATTCCAAATGGATATTTTGAAAAAATACCTAGTTGTTTTATAGATAGACATGGTTCTGTAGGGCAACTATCAGTTAACGAAATTTTAAAGGCGTTCAGAGATGGTGTAGTTGATGGATTGATACATGGTATAAGAGATACCACTCAATCTCATCACTATTATCAAGAAGGTTATGACTTTGGAATAACTTTGTACTCAAGACAAATAGATGAAGAAAAGGAGCAAAATGAAACATTTAAATAAAACTCATGTTGATTTATGTAGTGGCATCGGAGGATTTGCACTTGGCTTAGATGAAGGTGCAAAACTATCCAAACCAATTTTATTTTGTGATACCGAACAATGGTGTCACAAAGTATTAAAAAAGAATTTTCCAGGTGTACCAATTTTTAACGATGTAAAGGAGATCGCAAATGACCCAAAAAGATTTATTCCAAAAAAACCAGATATCCTCACCTCTGGATATCCGTGTCAACCGTTCAGCGTTGCGGGAAATCGCAGAGGGCAAGAAGACCCTCGCCACATCTTCCCGTACATCTTTAGAATTGTTGAACAAACAAGACCCTCTTTTGTCATTTACGAAAATGTTTATGGACATCTCTCGTTGGGATTGGACGAGGTTCTCTTTAAAATGGAAAGCATCGACTACTGTACGAGGACATTTGTATTTCCGTCTTCATCAATCGGAGCATGGCACAAAAGGGACAGACTCTGGATCATCTGTAAATCTTTACGCAACACCGAACACGATGGATCATCTTCCCCCAAGGAGTGCAGAAGCAACGAAGAAAATGCAAGAAGGTCACAGAAAGGGACGGAAGAAACCGAGCAATCTGAGAGAGCAGTTAGATCCAATGACAATGAGTTTGTATCCAACTCCAACGACCAAAGGTTTCGGTCATGCCTCGGAGGGACAAACAATGATCTTCAGAAAGAAAGTGGAGAATGGAGAAATGACGGAAGCAGAAGCTCAAGCAATGATGGACGGAGTGACGCTAAGACCACCAAGAATGAAAACCTGGAATTATCCAACACCACTTGCGAGAGATTGGAAGGACGCATCATACAATCCAACGTGGAAAGAGAGCAGAGACAAATCGTTACCGAGAGAAGTGTTGAAGAACAATTATCATGGTGGGAAGTTGAACGCCAACTTCACGGAGTTCCTAATGGGATATCCACAGAATTGGACAAAGACAGAAAACAACGATTAATTGGCTTGGGGAATGCAATATGTCCCCAAAATGCAATGTATTTAGGACTAGCTTTGAGAGGAGAATTTAATGGCACATCTTAAAATATCACAAAAAGAAATAGAGTTGTTTGTTAGAAGTATGTATACTTACAGAAATAAACTGGACGAAGATCATCCACACTCTGATACTTATATTTATACACATCCAGTATCTAAAGAAAGAAGATATGTAACAAACACAATCGGTAAAATGGAAAATGAGCTAAAGGTGAGAGCAATGAGACCACACAAGGTGACTACATGAGAAAGGGTAGACCTTCTGGATCAGTACAAAATCTTTTTCAGAAGGTTGAAAGACTCAGATATTTATACATAGAACATTGTGAGTTAGTGGGTAAACCACACTCACAAAGATACCAGGGCGTATTGGATGGTATCGATCTTTGCATGGAACTTGCAGAAAGTATAAAAGCTTTTCAAAACGACATCAAAGAAATTAAATTAACGAAAGGACTTAAGAATGAAACGAATGCACAAAGCAAAACAAGCTGCGAATAGGCACAAACGAAAAACAAACGCAAAAGACAAGTACATTTCTTACACGCACAACGGAAACAAAAAAGTTAGAAAAAAATAATGTCACTTGACTTGCAAAATTTATGTGTGTTATTTCTTAATAGCACGAGGCAATTACGGGAATTGCTAATCAACGCCCTTGTCGGAGAGGGTTTTCCTCCCCTTGTCCTCTCCGACTACCTCATAATCACCTTCAATGAATGCAGACGGATAGGCTTTTCTGATCTCAGAGAGTCGAGCCACGATCTCTTCACGAGAAAGTTTATCTAATTGATGTACAACATTTGTTTCTCTTTTATCTATAGCAAGACCACCAAGTGCAGATCTAATCTTCTCCGCATTGACCGCAGCAGAAAATTGTCCAGACTCTTCTGCTCCCTTGGAAAGATCAGAGAATCTTTTCAACTGACCCAACAAAGTGACACCATATTTCTTTTCTCTGGCTTCACGAAGATCTTTGACATGATCCACGACCAGGGGAAAATCTTTACCATTGAGCAAAAGACTTGCAGTTTTAGCTGCTTGTCCTTCAGAATATCCAGCTTTTCTAGCACATTCCGCATTGGAATAAGTGCCTTCAACTATAAATTTAGCAAATTCTTTTTGTCTATTTGTAAGAAATTTTTCTTTTGGCATAGCCTTATAATAGTGTTTTCCCCATATTTTTTCAATTCAAAACACAAAAAAATGCCCGCGTGTCATCATAAATCGTATATGAAGTGTAACAAGTGTAACAGAAGTGTAACAAGAAACTCTAGTGTCAGTATGGGTTACAGACGTTTTGTTACAGTGTTACAGTGTTACACCTATTTTTTAAAAAAAGTTTACACACAAAAAAATATGACAGAAACACTATATGCGTTTGGCAGAAAGAGTAAAGCATGGTAGATTTAATTATGTTCTTTGCTATAATATTACTTTGCTCACCAATCGCTAATCCTAATTGTATTGAAATACATGACATGATACAGCCACAAGGTTACAAAACAATAGAGAAATGCCAAACAAGATTGAGTGAAATGATGTGGAATATTAGAAATACAATACCAGTTCCACATTCAATGACTATAAAATGTATTAAAAAGGAGAACAATAATGGAAGAACTACCTAAAGATCAAACAATTTTAGATGTAAAAGACCATTGTACCGGGAAGCTATGTCCGAGATGCAAGACAGTTTTACAGACAATAGACGTACATGGACACTTACAATGTGTTGTATGCAAAGCAGTAATTGAAGATTGTTGCCAAGGACAACCACAAAAATGAGTGACAACGTATTAAAATTTCCTTATAAATTAAAGAGGACACAAATGCCAATAGAACGAGTATGTGATTTGGCAAAAGCTAGGTTGGAGAATGTAGTTATCATGGGGGTAACAAAACAGGGTCAAGTCCAACTTATATCTACATTCCAAGACCCTGCTGAAGTTCTTTGGTACTTAGAAAGTTCCAAAATGGGTTTGATGCAAGGCATGATATTGGAAGAGGGAGAGATTGATGAAGAAGAGTGACAAAAAAAACATACACAATAAAACTGGAGATAACATCATCCAGTTTCCCAAACCATCCGCACCTAGCGATAGCAGTCGCAAAGAGAATGTGGAAAGTGGGGAGAGACTCACATTCTATTTCACTCCAGATTGGGACACCAGTGGAGACGATCCAGAAGATAGCAAAACTTGAAAACTGGAAGAAAGACGATAAAAATGTCTTTGACTCACACAAAGGTTACTGGGGACCTTTTTTAACACCAGAAGAATCAGAAGAACTATGTGCAGAAAAATTTGAGGATGATCCAAAAGCAGTACGAGAAAAAGAACAACGATATAGAAACAAGTATTCTATACAACAGTCGTCAAGTTCTAGTTTAACCTGGGCCGAAGATACTTACGAATAATTTTTTTGATTGACATATAGGAAAAAATGTGATTAAAACGTAATAAAAGGGAGAGACAATGTTAGTTATCATAGAATCGCCGTTTCGCGGCAATAAAAATTTTGGTCAAGAACAGAACTCAACATATGCAAGATTATGCCTTCATGATTCGTTGATGCGTGGAGAGTCACCTTTTGCATCACACTTGCTTTATACTCAAGTATTAAACGAGCAAGATCTTGGTCAAAGAACAATGGGTATGAAAAGAGCTTTTAAATGGTATCGACACGCTAACCTTATGGCAGTGTATCGAGATCATGGAATAACTCAAGGCATGAGAAAAGGTATCCGAGTTGCTAAATATTATAATATAAAAATAGAATTTAGAACTTTAGCAGACTGGGCCAGGGCAATAGAAACAGGAGAGTATAATGGAAGATCCCAAAAGACAAGAAGAGCTGTTTGATAACTGCTTGAAAGAAGAAAAGTATTGGAGACAAAAACAATACGATCATGAGTGGAATGAAGACAAGCTCAACGCACGGTGGTGTAAAGAACAAGCAGATTATTGGAAAGACAAAATCAATCATGGAATTTTTTGGGAACCTAAATTTTGACAGACTTTAAATACAAAACAAAACCATATCAACATCAAAAAGAAGCATTAGAACAAAGTTACATGGAAAGAAACTTTGCATACTTCATGGAGATGGGTTGTGGTAAGTCAAAAGTATTGATTGACAATATCGCTTGGCTTTATGAAAAAGCAGAAATTGATTGTGCCGTTATCGTTGCACCAAAAGGTGTATACATGAACTGGAAGAATAGCGAGATACCTATTCATTTGCATGATAGTATAAGACATAAAGTTTACACATGGAAATCTAGTCTAACAAAAAAAGAAACGGAAATGCTCCGTGAATCGGTGGTCGAGAGGCATAGACTTAGAATCATTCTCGTCAATGTTGAGGCTTTTGCTACAAAGAAAGTGTTGCAGTATTTAGATAAGGTAACACATAGAAGCGAGTTTCTTTTAGCCATAGACGAATCAACAACAATTAAAAATATAAAAGCAAAGAGAACAAAGGCACTTATAAAATTTGGTGAGGATGCGAAGTATAAAAGAATATTAACTGGAGCACCAATAACAAAATCACCTCTTGACTTATATGCACAGTTTTTATTTTTAGACAAAGAAATCATGGGGTTTGATTCATACTGGTCTTTTCAAGGAAGGTATGCCGTAGTGAGAAGTGTGAAGATGGGAGCACACTCTTTCAACCAGGTTGTTGGGTACAGAAATTTAGAAGAGATGAAATGTAAGATTGCTCACTATTCTTATCGTACAACAAAAGAAGAAGCATTAGATTTACCACCGAAGATATACACAACAAGACAAGTTGATTTGACAATAGAACAAGAACGACATTATCAAAGTATTAAAAAAACTTCAGTGGCGTTGCTTGAAACTGGAGAGATGGTTACTGCTCCAGAGGTCATGACACAATTGCTAAGACTACAACAATTACTATGTGGTTATCTTGTTACAGACAACGGAGAAGTAGAAGAGATACCAAACAATCGTATGAATGTGTTAATGGAAACAATCGAAGAGATGGAAGGCAAGATTATTATTTGGTCTAGATTCAGACACGACATCATAAAGATAACAGAAAAGTTAAAACAAACATATGGATCAAACACAGTGGTAAATTACTTTGGCGATACGACCATGCAAGACAGACAAGATGCAATTGAAAAATTTCAAAATTTAGAAGATGATGTGAAATTTTTCATATCTAATCCACAAACTGGTGGTATGGGTATTACACTTCATGCAGCGACAAATGTTATTTATTACTCAAATGATTTTAATTTAGAGTCAAGAAAACAATCTGAAGATAGAGCACATAGAGTTGGTCAACATCATCCAGTTTTATATGTTGATCTAATGTGTCCTAACACAGTTGATGTTCACATTGTTAAGACATTATTAAACAAGAATAAACTAGCAAGTATAACTTTGGGAGAAAGGGTATTAGAATGGCTAAAGACATAAGAGGGGAAAAGATGATAGGCACGGCGGGAGAAGCTTTCGTTGTTTATGCTTTATCAATGATGGGTGTTGAATGTTCCTTGGTTAAACAAGATGGCACAGATATCATAGCGTGTAAGTCAATAGACGATAGTTTACTTGTGCCTCAAAGAATAGAAGTGAAGACAGCAACATGGTTGAATGATAAAAAGCTATTTAACTTTTCTACATCAAAAGGTGGAGACAAACGGGCCTACACAAAAAAAGATTGTGACATCATAGCTTTGTGTTCCATCAGACAAAAAGCAGTTCTCTTTTTTAATGTTGAAAAATTACAAAAGGTAAGTAAAAAAATTCACATGAATGATTTTATGAATGAAGATGATGTAAAAAGAACATGGCAAAGCTCTTTGTATGAAAGTCAAAAACATACATTTAACCTACTAAAAAAAGAACGAAAAAAAATATAAGTTTTTATTTGACAAAGTGGGTATAGTTGTGATAAGAGTTAAGATAACATCAAAGTGGTTTTTTCATAGGGGTTCGCATAACCCTCCTCCTTGCCACCGAGATGCCAGTTTGAGGAGTCTGATTGTGGTTTTTTTTATTTCCCACATTAGCTCCAGACCACTCAAACGAATTGCGAAAAAAGATGAGGTAGGTTCCAAGGTTTTTGTGGATTCCCTTGGTTTCTCCCCTACCTCATCATTAATTAGGAAGGACGACAAATGGATCCGAGTAAATGGAAATCAGTAGCAGTACCGATTAGTATTTGGACAAAGTTAAAAGAATTAGCTGACAGAAATGATAGGTCTGTCGGCGGAACGATTTCATTTCTCACAAAAAGAGAATATGAAAAAGAAGTTGACAACAAGCAAATCAAAAAGGTAGGCTAGTTGTCGATTAGTTGGGTGGGGTTTCCTTTCCGGGTCTGGACGACACTCCTAGATCCGTACATTTCCTCACCTAACGATTATGTTAATAGTTAATACATATCGATACGGCTCTCCACTCCTGTAGGGCCGTATCTTAACCGCTGAAGAGCATAAACTTTATTTGAGAAAGGTAGAACTATGAGTGATGTGTTTTCACTATTTGAAGAAGAGGCAGCTAATCCTCAAGCGTTTGAAATTAGCAAAGACAAGACGAAGAATCTTTCGTCTCTTATTCGGTTATCTATAGATGTTGAGAAACAAATAAAAGAAACCGAAGACTATCTTAAAGACTTGAAACAAAAGAAGCGAACTGTTGATGAGGAAGATATTCCTTCATTAATGGAAGAGCTTGGTGTAGAGAGTCTACAAGTAGATGGCAACAAAGTATCAATAGATAAATTTGTGTCTGCTCGTATACCAGAGGCTAGAAAAGAAGAAGCTTATGCTTTTCTAAGATCAATAGGTGAAGCAGATATAATTAAGAATGAAGTTGTTGTCGGATTTAATATGGGTCAAGATAATGTAGCGGGAGCCGTGGTTGATGATCTTACGAAGCAAGGTCTGAATCCAGTACAGAAAACTCACATACATCCAATGACTCTGAGAACTTGGGCGAAGAACAGAATCGAAAACGGTCAAGAAATTGATCTTGATATGTTTGGGGTATACCAGGGTAATCGTGCAAAAATTAAAGGAGGTCAGTAATGGACACACAAGTTGCACAGAAAAAGACCACAGAGGTTGTGGTATCAGAACTCGACAAGTTACTTGAAGAGGACTCTGGTGCTGGTCTTGAGAATTTTACAACCGAAGATATGCAGATACCTTTTATTAGGATTCTGCAGGCGTTATCGCCACAACTCAATAAGCAAGATCCTTTATATATTAAAGGTGCTGAGCAAGGCGATATATTCAATACAGTTAGTGGAGAGATCTATAAAGCAGATACTGGATTAACTGTTGTTCCAGCATATTTTGAAAAGAAATTTTTAGAATTTGCATTACGATCTACTGGTGGTGGATTTATCAAGGAGTTATCTCCAGACGATAAAGATATCAATCTTACCAATCGTGAAGGGACTATTGAAATGTTACCAAGTGGTAATGAACTCGTAAGAACACACCAACATCTCGTGATTGCCAAAGGTGAGAATGAGATGGCTCCAGCAGTTCTTGACATGAAGAAGACACAATTAAAAGTGTCAAGAAGATGGAATACTTTGAAGAATGGTATTCGTTTGCCCTCTGGTAAACCTATGCCTCTTTATGGTACTGCGTGGAAGATTACGACAGTTTCCGAAAGTAACGATCAAGGGACATGGTATAATTATAAACTTGACCGTATTACAGAAATCACTAAAGATATAGAAAGTATGATGCTAGAAGCTCGTAATATGTATCAAAGTGTGAGGAAAGGGGAGGTTAAAATGGCAGCCGCCTCTGCTGACGAGATGGCAGATAAGGGTGACGAAGCACCGTTTTAACTATTGGGGTCACATACGCTCCTCCAAGTATGTGGCCCTTATTTTTTGGAGTGATGAGTGAATATAACAGAAGAATTTTTAAAAGCATTTGAAGGGTTCGGTCAAGCACACGGACAAACAGATGTTTCCAACCAAAGAATGAATGGCAAACAAAAAGCCAAATCATTTATAGTAAGACAACCATTAACATTAGAATTAGTACAAGGTCATCTTGATGGCAAAAAAGGTGTCGGAGCGATACCAATTAACGAAAACAACAAGTGCAAATTTGGTGCTCTTGACATTGATCAGTATCCATTAGACCATATTAGTCTAGCCACAAAACTGAAGGAACTCAAAGTTCCATGTATCGTGTGCCGTAGTAAAAGTGGCGGAGCACACATATTTTTCTTTTTTAAGGAGTGGATGGATGCTAGTGATTTTCGTGATAAAGCTGCGGAGATTGCTGCTGGATTGGGTCATGGTCGTTGCGAGATTTTCCCAAAACAGGAGCAAGTTCTGGTCGAAAGGGGGGATGTTGGTAATTTTATCAATCTTCCTTATTTTGATCATGCTAAAACCCTCAGATACGCGGTCATTCAAAAGAAAGATGGCTATATTGAGGCTACGCTTGAGGAGTTTATTGAAGAAATAAAAGAGCAAACATGTCTACCAAAACAATTTATGAATATAAATATTGGTGGGCCAGCTAATTTATTTCCAGGATTCGTGCCGTGTCTTCGTGCTTTATTAAGTATCGGAGTGCATGAAGGTGGTAGAAATAAAGCTGCTTTTCAGTTAGGTGTTTTTTTACAAAAGTCTCGACCTAATGACTGGAAGTCGCAGATGGAGGAGTTGAATGTAAAACATTTTACTCCAGCTTTACCTGCTTCTGAAATAGTTACAATTCAAAACACACTGGAGAAAAAAGAGTATCAATATACATGTAAAGAAGAACCTATGGCTTCTCATTGTAATCAAGGAGTTTGTCGTGGATTGAAGCATGGTATTGGTATGACCTCTATGCCATCAATTAGTGGATTGTCCGTCATTTTATCAGAGCCTCGTCTTTGGTTCTTGGATATAGATGGCAGAAGATTAGAACTCACAACAGAAGAACTACAGACTCCAAGATTATTTCAAAGAGCATGTATGGAGCAGTTAAATTTTATGCCACCAAAAATGAAGGACGGAGATTGGGAAGTACAAGTCAATGGTCTTCTTGAAAATTGTAATGAAATATCTGTTCCAGAGGAATTGACTTACAAAGGGCAGTTTATGTCTTTGTTAGAGTTGTATTGTACTGGAAGAGTTCAAGCACAAAGCTTTGAAGAAGTGGTGTTAGGTAAACCTTTTACAGAGGCAGAAGAATCTAAAACATACTTTAGACTAGAATCTTTGATGGATTTTTTAAGAAGTCGTAAGTTTGATAATTATACAAGAGCACAAGTTCAAGAAAGAATAAAAGAGATTAATAGTGGAGACAGTTCTGTTGTTAAAAGATTTCAAACATCACAAGGTAAAACAAAAACAATAAGAGTATGGTGGATACCTGAGTTTGGAGCAGAAATACAGATGAAACCAATAGAGATAAAGCAAGAGGAGTCACCATTCTAATGAATGAAACAACGATATTTGGGCCTCCTGGAACGGGGAAAACAACAACATTAATTAATATAGTCAAAGATAGAATGTCTACTGGAATGGCTCCAGATAAGATAGGGTTCTTTTCTTTTAGTAGAAAAGCAGCCACAGAAGCTAGAGATCGTGCTTGGCTTGACTTACAATTAGATAATAAAAGTTTACAGTATTTTAGAACTTTACACAGTTTAGCCTTTCAATGGCTTGGTTTAAACACAAGAGATGTGTTCAGAGGCTCTGATTACAATGAGCTAGGTAAGATCGTAGGTATAGATTTTAGATCATCACAAACATTAAATATAGAAGACGGTCCTTTGTTTTCTATCGGTGCAGGTGGAGATAAATACATGTCTATCATCCAAATGGCAAGAGTTAAACAAGTGCCAGTCATGGATGAGTTTAAACAAAACTGGGACACACCAGAAGAGTGGAGTTCAAAACTACAAGTGCAGCAACTAGAACTATTGAACGATGCTTATGTGAAATATAAAAGAGCAAAAGGTAAATTAGATTTTATAGACATGATAGAAAAATTTATCAGTCAAGGGACAAGTCCAAAGTTTGATTTGCTAATTATAGATGAAGCACAAGATCTTGTGCCTCTGCAATGGAGAATGGTTAAGGAAGTGTTGGTTCCTAATTCAAAAGAAGTTTTCTATGCAGGTGATGATGATCAAGCGATCTATGGTTGGATGGGTGTGGATGTAAAAAGATTTTTAGGAGCTAGTCCAAATAAAAGAGTTCTTAAAAAATCTTTTCGTGTACCAATTGAAATACATAAAATGGCAGACTTACTTATAAGAAAAGTTAAAATCAGAGAAGATAAAAAATGGCAACCCCAAAACCAAAATGGATTTGTTTCTTGGTATCGTGATATACTTGATGTAGACTTAACAAGTGGCGAATGGTTAATACTTGCAAGAACAAATTATTTAGTAAACAAAGTATGTTTACGTTTGAAAGAAGATGGACATCTTTTCTGGAGAGAAGGCACTGGTTGGTCTATATCACCAAATGTTTTGAATGCAATAGAGGTATGGCTTAAACTATGCAAAGGGGAAGAATTGACAACAGAAGAGTTACTCCCATTTTCAAAACTAATACATCCAGATCTTATTACAAAGGCGGGCAGAAAAGTTCTAGCCTCTTTAGAATCAGATCAAAACTATACTCTTCAAGATATTATAAACAACTGCAATCTAAAAGCGACATCAGAAACACCTTGGCAGAAAGTTCTGAAAGTATCGGAACAAGAGGTGGCTTACATAGTATCTGTCAGAAAGAGAGGGGAGAGGATACTAACGAAAGCTCCGAGGATTCGTGTATCGACAATACACAAAGCCAAAGGTGGAGAGGCGGATAATGTAGCTTTATTGTTAGACTCCACAAAAGCTTGTACTGAACAATGGGATCAAGACCCAGAGTATAGAGTTTTTTATGTAGGGATGACTCGTGCAAAAAAGACATTACATTTAATAGAATCACAACAACAATACGGATTTAATTTATGAAGAAAAACAGAGAATATTTTTTAAAAGAAACAGAAAAATTAATTAATGGACCAAGAGCAAAAGATTATGGGCCAGTAAAAAAGAATCATCAAAGGATAGCTGACATATGGTCGATTTTACTAGAAAAAAAATTAAAAGAGCCTATAACTCCAGAAGAGGCAGTAGCTTGTATGATAGGGGTAAAAGTGGCAAGATTAGCTGAAGATATTAACAAAGACGACAGTTGGGTAGATATCATAGGATACGCTGCTCTGGGAGGCGAAATAATAAATGACAAATGAACAATATCATTTGCTAGAACAAGACATAAGGGATATATCTTGGGGTAATGCTGACTCTGATTGGACACCTCCACAGACTATTCCAGACTTGTCACAGTATGATACCATAGCGATAGATTTAGAAACCAAAGACTCGAATCTATTAAAACTTGGACCTGGATGGTGTAGAAAAGATGGACACATTATAGGCATAGCCGTGGCGGCGGGAGATAGCTCTTGGTATTTTCCGATAGCACATACTGTTGGGAATATGCCTAGAAGACCAGTGCTTGGTTGGTTAAAAGATTTATGTTCTGATACTACAAAAACATTTGTGTTTCACAACGCTCTGTATGACTTAGGGTGGTTACGATCCGTGGATATAGAGGTTAAGGGTAAAATTAGGGACACAATGATAGCAGCTCCAATATTAGACGAGAACAGAAGATATTATAATTTAAACTCTGTCGCTGGAGATTATTTAAAAATATATAAAGATGAAAAGATGTTAAAAGGTGCGGCAGAAGAGTTTGGTGTAGATCCAAAGTCTGAGATGTGGAGATTACCACCTCGTTATGTTGGTGCATATGCAGAACAAGACGCTTCGATAACATTAAAACTTTGGAACATTTTGCAAGATAGAATTGTTTCTGAAGAGTGTACCAGTATATTTAATTTAGAGACACAGTTGACTCCAGTATTGTTAGACATGAAAACAAAAGGTGTCCGTGTAGATTTAGATAAGGCTCAACAAGTAAAACGATATCTAACAAAATTAGAGAAAGATTTACTTGATGAGATAGCCTCTGAAACAAAAGTTACGATGGAACCTTGGGTCGCCACATCTGTAGCAAAGGTCTTTGATGCTATGGGTCTTTCTTATTCTCGCACAGAAAAGTCCGGGTCTCCCGCGTTTACAAAACAGTTTCTTGCTAACCATCCTCACCCAATTGCAAAAAAGATTATAAAGATTCGAGAGATAAACAAAGCAAATACTACTTTTGTTGACACTATTCTTGAACATTCTCATAATGGTCGTATACATTGTGACTTTCATCCTCTTCGTACTGACGGAGGCGGCACAGTAACGGGCCGCTTCAGTTCTAGTAATCCCAACTTACAACAGATTCCTGCTAGAGACCCAGAGATAAAAAAATTAATCCGTGGTTTGTTTATTCCAGAGGAAGGTTACAAATGGGGTTCTTTTGATTATGCTTCACAAGAACCAAGATGGCTAGTGCATTATTGTGCCACCTTGACAGGTATAGATAGACATCCACAAATTGATGATGTTGTAAAGTTGTATCAAGAAGGTCAAGCCGACTTTCATCAAATTGTTGCAGACATCGCTGGTATACCAAGAAAACAAGCAAAGACAGTTAACCTTGGTTTAATGTATGGCATGGGTAAAGCTAAGTTGGCGAACATTCTAGATCTATCTATCGAAGAGGCAACAAGTTTATTAGATAAATATAATGATAAAGTTCCTTTTCTAAAATCAGTTTCAGAAAAAGCTATGAGACGAGCAGCAGATAGTGGAGTAATTAGAACTTGGTTGGGTCGTAAATGTAGATTTAATATGTACGAGCCTATTTCATATCAATACAATAAAGCCTTACCCATGAAAGAAGCGATATCTGAATATGGAGGTAAAGGTAGAATAAGAAGAGCATTCACATACAAGGCATTGAATAGACTGATTCAAGGGTCGAGTGCCGACCAAACTAAGAAAGCTATGGTTGATTGTTACAAAGAGGGATTATGTCCAATGCTAACTGTGCATGATGAACTTTGTTTTAGCATATTAAATCAAGATGATTCAGATAAAATAAAAGACATTATGTCTAATTGTATATCAGATCTTAAGATTCCCTTTGAAGTTGACGCTGAAATGGGTCAAAACTGGGGTGAAGTTGGATAGTGGAGATTATAAAAGCGTACAAAAGAAAACGTATTTTTAGATGCAATCATACTAGGAGACATCGTTTCGCCTCTCTGTGAGCGTCTGAGAGCCTAATTTTTTTTATCTTCGTCCTTTGTTTTCCAAAAATACTCGTCTGTATCGCCTAATCTGAACTTCTGTCCATTTTCTACTTGATATATTTCTGTGCTAACTTTGAAGTCTGGCTGCAATGGTTGATCTGGTGTGAGTGAGTTATCATATACTCTCATTCTGTTGTTTGGATACAAACAATACTGACCGTTTTCTAGTTCTAATAAATTATGTGACTTGTGTTCTGCTGGTTTATGACTTGTTGAGTAATCAATACTATCTACACTATCATGATAATTATCCAAGGTAGCAATGTAGCTACCTTTCAATGTTCCGTGATCTCTTGTAAATACTTCAAAGTCCATCGATCCTATAAATTGCTTGTGAATAGCGACCACGCCATAATCCATGCAATTCCAAAACTGAAGATTATAAAGATCCATATCTGGAGTAGGGACAACTGGGTCAGAAACGAATGCAGAAATAGGTAGCTTATCGTAAAGAGCACCATAATCAGGAAGATAAGTTTCGAAATAAAACGCTCTCCCAGGAACAGATTTAGCCGTAACCCAAATCCCCTTAACAAACTCTCCATGACCATCTTCATGATCTCTTAAATACTCTTTTCTAACCCACACATCTTCAGAGGGCAGGTTACATATCAATGATGCCATTAGTGCATCGTTTCTTTTGGTAGTATTTTATCCATTTGCATCAAGGGTTGTGAACTCATGGTGTCTATATAGTCTCCATGAAAATCATAATCTCTTGTTACAACTTCTTTTACAAGAACATTATTTACAATTTTTATTGTACTAAATTCTTGTTTGATAACTAAGTTACCATGATCGTTGTTCATTGCGTCTTTTAACGGACCTTCTTTCATGCTATCAATCCTTTTCTATAACCATTTGTTCTATCATAGGTAAGCACATCTTTTCTGTTTTCGCCATTGTTATTGTACGAGACATGAACCCAACCAGAACTTGGATCTCCAGTATAGCATTCTAAAATCAATTGATCAAAGTCCATCTTGTCTTGTATATATTGAGCAAGTTTTAAATTATCAACGCCTGGTATTTCTATATCAGCCGCTTGACCTTTTGCATGTTGGCTGGTTGATTTTGAGCCAATCGCTTCACATAGGGCGGGACTGCGATATCCAGAATTAATAACCATAGGTCTTTGAAAGTGATATCGTATCTCTTCTAGAACAGCATGACATAACTGTTCCATAGCTTCTATATGGTTGTCATCTGGTGTGTTGTCAATACCTTTTCGCTCTGCTGTTTGCGATTTTGTAAATTCTGTTAAAGTAAAATTTGCTGAAAGTCTCATCCAGTTCTCCTTGCTATTTCCATGTTCTTTAATATTTGCTCTGGGTTACCACCTAGAAATTCTGCTATTTGTCTGTTCTCTGGTGCAGGATTAAGAAGTTGATTTGTAACCGTTGCTACATTTATATTTGGATCTTCTGTAGTCCTTCGTGTTGTTTGTTCTGGTAGTTTTTGATTTTCGTTTAACGGATTAACTTTAAAGTTAGGATTTGCCTTAGTGTTTGTTAAACTTAAAAAATCATTTACAGTTGGTGGTGAGACATCCTCTTTAGGTTCTGGAGTCAATCTCATTCCAAATCTTTTTCTGTATAATCTCATGATAGTAGAATAAGGCACTTTAATTCCTTTTCTAATAGCTGCACCCAGTCTTTCTTTACTTGGCAAATACGGTATGTATTTATCTGCTCTCAAAGAAAATATTTCTTTTTTTCCTATGCCAGCTTTCTCTCTTAATATTCTAGCGATTTTATTATTAGTAAAACCTAATCGTTTTAAACTATCATAATTTAATTTCATTTCTCTAAATGCCTTGAGCCTAGCGTCATCTGCTCTTAGATATGCTTCTAACATCTGTTCTTTTGATGGGTCTTCTAATCGTAAAGCATCAGTAAATAATGTGGCTGCCTCTGATCTAAGTGATTTAAACTCTTGAGCTTTAAACTCTGCAATCTTATCTCTATCTATAACTTGAGATTGTAATCCAGTAAAAGCTCTAAATAATTCACCATATCTTGTATACTCTCTTCCAGTAGTAGGCTCCTCTGCTTTTACATTAAATCCCAAAAACTCTCCACCCTCTGGAAATAAAAGACCTCTTGCAGTTCTGCCAAGTTCTGGAGACTTAACTGGTTGTCCTCTAGTAATACCAAGATCTGCACCAGTTGGAACTCTGATCGGAATAATGTTTGGTTTAAGAGTGTCAAGAAGATGTATTATACTTTTTTCTATGGACAACCCTAAACCATCACCTTCTTTATAAACTTTAGCACCAGAGCGAGTTCGTCCTCCTCTTCCAACTCCAAGTCCTAAAGCACTTTCTTTTGGTAGTACATCAAGGGCCGCATCATAAATCATAGATACTTCAAAGAAAGGACTAAAAAATTCAGCTAGAGAATCAAATGCCGCTCCTCTGATATTGGCAAAGTCAGATTTTTGTAATCTTGATCCCTCTCTTAATGATCTAAAAACTGTGTGGAAAGGTTTAGACAACATGTCCCAAGGGTTCGTGTAGCTAAAATCTATAACTTCTGGATTACCTTTTTCATCTTTACCTACTGGTATCAACACAGAGTTTCTTTGCCAAGGTGCAGATAATCTATTAATAGCATCGATCTCTTCGTCTGAAGTTCCAGTCATCATTTGACCAAATCTTTGTAGTCCATCTCCCAACACACTGAATGTGAACAAAGAGTTAGTTAATCTCCTTGCTCCTATCTCTCTTATTGCAGCACTATCACTAGCAAGTTCTTTCATGGCAACATCTAATGTGTTAAATCCAGTTCTTAAAATCTCTGCAGGAAAAGCAATAAAGTTACCAAGAGGTAATCCTCTTAATCCTTTTATAATATCTGGTACAAGTTCGTAGTTTGGAACTAAGTTACGAATATTATCTGCTGTAAACTGTTTAAACGCTTCATCAAGTTCATCACCAACCGCATCTGGTTTAGCTCCTATGTAACGACCAAACTCTCTGTCTGCATCTCTTACCGCACCTGCGATTAAATTATTTTGTTGCTCTTTATTTAGATCATCAAAACTTCTACCTAGTGGACCTACTGGTTGTTTTTTTACTTTTGTTATTGCAGCCGACTGCATCTTTCTTCTAGCGTTTCTAAACTTCTGAAGTTCAAATAAGTAGTTGTATATCTTCCAAACATCATCACCACCTCTATACAAATCTTCTGCAAAACCAAGAGGCCCTCTAAAAAACTGTCCAAGCTTACTTCTTTTTTCTGCATCAAAAGTAGGATCTGATTTACCTAATTGTTTATCAGCTCTCTGCCCTTGTGTAAGTTGCTTTCCTCTAGGATCAAATTCTTTTAAACCTTGAACAAAACCACCAGTGCCTTCGTATCCTAAACCTTTTCTTAAATTTTCTTGTATCTCTCTTAATTGTGCCGAACTACCAATAACACCTCTTTTTTGCATTTCTACAAGAAAGTCAAGAGTTTGATTATCTCTTTGTAAATCTAAAAAAGTCATGTTTTTTGTCTTGAGTTCTTTATCGATTGCATCTCTTAAAACTATGTTAAACGAAGATCCTAAACTAGCTCCCTTGCCATAATTACCTTGAGCTATTGCAAATCCAGAAGCGGATGTTACGTTTCTTACTTGTGTTAAAGGAGATAAAATTGTTTTTGCATATTGTGTAGCACCTTTCAGTGTTTGCATAAAACCATAAGTCTTTCTAAGTAATGTAGGCATAGTGTCTGCATCTGTCCAAATGTGATTACTTAAATTATTAAACATAACTCTAGGTATTGCGTAGCCAAACATAGTTCCATAAATACTGCTTGTTTGATTAGCACCAGGAGAGTAAGCATCTCTTGCTACAGTTGTCTCTCCAGAACGTCCCAAGATTACATGATTAGGATTATCTTCTAACCAATCATCTAAAGCTTTACCTAAAAGTTGTTGGTCTAGTTGACCTATTCTACTAATTTGGTTTGGATCAACATCATAGGTAGTTGCTCTTTCTTTTATGTATTTTATGATTTCATCATCCATTTTAAAGAAGAGTTGTTTTTCAGGGGTCGCTCCAACTTCCGTGGCTCGTGCTGCATTTCTCGCGGCAACTGAAGCTATGTTTGCATCAGCAGATTGTTTGAACAACGATAAGAATCTATCTGTAGCAACAAAGTTAGATAACTCAGATACAGTAGATATAAAAGCCTCTCTTGGATCTCTAACCTCACCAAGTATCTCTCTTAAAACTTGACTATCTACTTTTCTTTTATTAATTAAACTTGTGTCTAATCTTGTTTGAAACAATCTATTAAGACCAATGCCTCTGTTTCCACCTTTTGCTTTTGCGTTTGCTACTACTTTATTTATGTACGCCTCTGCTTGTTGTCTTGTAAGAGTAGCTCCACCATTGATTATGTCATCCATTTGTTGATCAGTTATTCTCATTGGTGTTTCAGATAAGATACCTCTTATGTGTCCTAAATCTGTACCTTCTCTTGCAATAATTTTCTGTATGATTGCTTCTTTTGCTTGAGGTTGTATCTTATAGTTCTTGTCATTATATATTCTATATAATCTTCTTAAATATCCTCCCTCTCTCATCATTTTTTCAACTTGAGCTTCAAATTGATATCTAGTGAGGTTGCCTTGAATAACTGCATCATCTGGTAGATCTTGAATAACTTTACTTGCTACAAACTGATCAGATAACTTCTTAATCATATTAGCCGCATCTACATATAAGGTGTATAATTCATCTGGTAAATCTACAATCTTGTTTGCTTTTTGTCTTGCTATTTGTTGTTGATTGCGTGACAAGCCTTGTAAATTTTGATTTTTTCTTGCTCCCTCCAAGACATCCATAAAATTATCCACATACTTTCTTTTACTGTGATCTGGTAATCCAGTAAAACGAGGATTCTTTAAAGTTTCAGTAATTTTTTTATCGATCTCTTGCATTTTTTGTTTGGCAATTTTAATGTTGCCTTCTACTTCTGGATTAATTAAAGATCTAGCTCTTGCAACAACTGGATCTAAAAAACCTCTGTATCTTAACAAAGATTCCATTTTAGCGATAAAACCAGACAAGGTTGATAGTTGTTGAGGATCTTTGGTAAGTAACTCCTCTCTTTTAGCAATAGATCTTTTAGCAGTGTCTATCATGCCTCTAGCTAAAGGAACTGTCATACCACTAGCTATGTCTAAAACTGTTGTATTTTCTGGAAGAATTTTACCCGCTATGTTACCGACTTTTTCATTTAAAGCTCTTATTCCTTCCACTGGTCTTGCACCGAGAGTCTTGTTTAGAACTGTAAAAGAAGCACCTAATGCTGGAGGAATGACACCCGTTGCTATTCCACCCTCAAGACCAACTTTAAGTTTATTTGCTATTTTTGCAAAAGCTCTTTCTTGACCATCCATGCCAACTGCATCAACTGTATTTGTTGGACCAGCGTCAAAAAAATCTCCTAATGTTTGAGTATCATCTGTAGAAACTATGGCATCTGCTAAACCAGCCGCACCTAACATGGTAGCGTATCGACCTACTTTTTGTGCTTTGGTTCTGACTTTACCAGGTAATCCAAACACAGTAGGTTTTTTCTCAAACATAGTAAAAGGATCTCGTCCTTTTCTAACAGCACCTAATTTAGTTCCTAATTGATAAGACTCTATCTTACGGTTTTTCACAGCCATTCTTGGCTGACCTCTCATGATTCGTGCTACTCGTCCCACCTTTGACACGGCAGAGGCGGCGGCAACACCAGGTATACCAAACTGCACCAATGCTTCTGTGACTTTACCCGCTGCACCCGTAGGATCTATACCAAGATCTTCTCTAAGTCCATCAAACCATTGTTCAACAAGACCAGTGGCATTGCCTCCAGTAATTGCGTCAGATGCTAAAGTTCCAACTGATATGATACCTTCTGGTATTTTTGATAAACCAGAAAGCACACCTTCACCAGCTTCAGTAAAAAATCCTTCATACTCTTGAGGGTCGCCTTTTTGAGCTTTTGCTACTTTTTCTTCAAACTGTCTTACTCTTCTTTCAGCTTCTTCTTGACCTATCTCTTTTGAGTAAGTGTAGTTTTTTCCATCAACATTATAAGTAAACATTTAATTAACCGAAAGTTGCACCAAAGTTAGTAAACAAAGATTTGTTTCTCTGCAATACTTTCATTGTATCTTCGTCATTTTCTTCTATTGCAGTCTTTATCTGTTCTGGTAAATCTAAATAGTTAAGTTGTATCTTTCCTTTATATTTATTGTATAAAGGTCTGTACTCAGTGATCAAAGCACTTAATGCTGCACTTGGATTTGAAGTGGTAGGATCTAATGCTTTTTGATATGGACTGGTTGACTTCTGTAAACTCTGAATGGTTGCACCAAGTTCACTTTTCATTTGGTCTGTCAACTCTGTGCCTTCAGTGGCTGAAATGCCATACCCTCCAGTTCCACCAGAGATACTTATTTTTTGCATAGCCTCACTTGGATATTTTTTACTACCATCTTTTAATGCTTTAATTAAATCAAATGCACTATCAATACCTTTCTTAGTCAACTCTAAATTATCTGCTGTAGCTGGGTCATCAGGATTTTTTAATTGAACAAGACCACTAGCTATTGCTCCTTGTATTTCATCTGGTAACATAGCAGCTATCTTTGCTTTTGACATCTCTAGTGTTTTTTGAAATTCATCTGAAGATTTATCTAGTTTAAACTTTTCAAGATCAAATTGTGCAAGAGTGCTCATGGTATTTAATTTTATTTTTCTCAATGCAACTTCTGTGTTTAACTTATTTAACAAATCTTCTCTTGCTTCACCACGAGTTTGTTGAACTATGTTAAACTGTGCAGCTTTTCTTTGAACATCTAATGCGTTCATAGCCACTCTTTCTGCCTTTTCGTCTTTTAACAATCTATACATTGTGTTTTGATATTTTTCTACATCTTCTCTGTAATCATCTCTAAGATTTTTCATGTCTCTTCCATAGCCTTCAAGACCAACACTAAAACCTTTTGCTACATTAGTAAGTGTGTTTGAACTTTCTCCTGCCGCCATAGCAAGACCTGCTCTCATCATGTTAAGCCAAATAGAACCTTGTTGATCTTTTGATAAATTTTCATCTAACTTATCTTTGTCGTATCCGAGCATATCAAAAGCTGCGTCTTTTACGTCTGCAAAAGTAACTTCTTCTGGTTTTTTATTTAAGGCATCAAAATAATCTTGTTGATGTTGTTCGAAAGTTTTACCCAAATAAGTGGCAGAGTTAACATCTTCTAAATCTGAGGCATAGTTATTATATATATCTTGAAGCTCTCTGGTCTGAGTTTGTATTCTTTCATTTACGTCATTAAAGTCAAACGATTTTGCTGTTGTCCCTCCAGTAGTTTCTCCTCCTGTAACTAAATTAGAGTCGTCTTCTGCCGAAGTAAATACATTACCAGTTCCTTCATCAATAACATCAGTATTTTTTGTAACTTTTTTATCTAATATATTTTTATTGATTTCGTTTATTGTTTTACCAGATCCAAAATCCGATGTCTTGCCAGACTTTTCAAGTTTTATTTGTTTGTCTATATTGGCTTCTTGTTCAGCCATTTGCTTTACAGCTTTTCTCTTCTTTTCCTCTGCCGCCGAATCTTTTTCTTCTGAACTAAATATTTTTGTTTGAGCCATTTTTTTACCCATGACACCTGGATGGTAAATCGAATCTACTTTGAATTGACCAGGGCCATCAAATATCGTACTTCCAGGTGCCTCAGAATACTGTTTTAATATCTTGTCTATACCACTATACTTTTTATCACCAGTTAGTATAGGACTTGCAATAGCAGTTGACGCTGGAACAATACCGTAGTTAAAAGCTTGAACACTAGGAAACTGATTTTTACGATTAACAGATGTGCCTAATGCAGCTTTAATTATATTTGGTCCACTAGCCATGATCCCAGTGGCTCCACCTTTTTTACGAAACATTGGTCTATCGTATATGCTCATTATGCTGCTCTCGGTCCAAAGAAATTACTAAAGCCACCAGCTTGTCCTACCGCTCCAAGACCTGCGATTCCTAAACCAAGTAACTGTGATCCTGTACTTGGACCAGGTCTAGTTGTCGTTGAAGTTGTTTGTTGTAATGCTGGTACACCTCTAAATATATCAGACATAAATCCTACTTGTTGATAAGGCAACGCTTGTCTTGCAAGTTCGTTAGCTCTTGCAACATCAAATTCTTTCTGTCCTTGTTGTTGTTGAAGACCACCAATACCTAATAGTGTATTGATATCCTGCACTCCTAACTGTTGACCAAGTTGTCCTAGTCCAGCAGTTTGTACACCCATTTGTCCAATCTGTGATCCGAGAGCACCAGTTGTTTGCCCTAATTGACCAGTAAGTTGTGCTTGTCTTAATGCTTGATTAGCTTGTTGTTGTGCTAATTGTTGTGCTTGTGCGAAACCTTGTGATCTTAACTGTGCTCCAGTTCTTGCTTGTTGATCCATGACATTTCTAGCGAGTTCTTGCTCTGCGACCGCTTGTCTAGATCCACCAAATGCTCCAGCAGAGGCGGCTCTTGCTCCTATATTTCCTTGTTGTATAGCACCTTGTCTTGCTATGTCTGCTTGTGTTTGTGCTATAACACTTTCAGTAAACGGATCCATAAACTGTTGATAAGATGTCGGATCAAAACCAGCTTCAGCCGTTTGTCCTATTGCACTTCCTATCGTTCCAAGACCAGTGCCAACTGCACCTATACCTTGACCTATAGCCTCCGCTCCTTTCTGTAAAAAAGGTTGAAAAGCACCCACTCCACTGAGTGCGTTTGCTATAGCTTGTTGTTGTCCTTGTGATAAACCTGCCAACTGCTGTTCAGCAAAAGGCATTTGTGTGCCATCACCTGTTAAATTTTTAACACTTTCAAATATATCTGCTAAAAACTCTTCTTGAAATGGAGCAAGTCTAACGGTTTGTTCTTGCGTAATATTTTGATCTGCCATTATGCGACCCTCTCTAACTCTGACATCATATCATACATTCTAGCTGCACCCAAGTCCCTATCTCCACCACCAGCTCCTCTGACAGCTTTAGCAGTCAATACAAACTCGCCATCTGATAGTCTTGCTGGTACAGAATCACTTGTACCAGTCCCTGGTCCAGTTACCTCACCACCATTAGCAGAGTATACTGGATCTATACCTACATCATCTTCAAAACCTTGTTTTGCTCTAACTCTTCTAAAATACTCGTCTCTTTCTTCTTTATTATTTAAATTGTAAGACTTTCCATCTACCATTCCCATGCCTAATCTTGATGTACCTTTTGGAAAAGGTCTTTCTTCTTTTTTAGTTGTTTCTTCTTCCTCTCCACCAAGAGCCGCTAAACCTCCAGCACCCACAATACTAGCAATACCCACTGGTGACTTAGCAAAGTCCAATACTGAAGACATAATACCTTCAGAAGCTAATGGTGTTGTTGATACAGCAGTAACTGGTACTTTTGACGCAGCTTCAAAACCAAAAGATGCGGGTGTCGTGGCTTTTACTGCTTCGGCAGTGGGAGCCATAAATTTACTACCCGCGTATCCAGCTATGCCACCAAGAGCCGCGGCTTTTAAGGCATCTTCTGGATCAGCTCCTCCAACAAGACTACCAATTCCTGAACCAAGAGCCGCACCCAAAAACCCTGGTGCTATGGCAAAACCTATTGAGCCACCTATAATTGGTGCTGCTTTTTTTAAAATTTTTGTAAAACTTTTAAATATTCCCATTTACGATACCGATACAGTTACAGTTCCTATAGATACAGTTCCAGACACACCGTCAACACCAGCGATGTCTATTAGAGATATCTTAACATCATTTCCTATTCTATACAAGGTTCCAGGTTCTAAACCCACATCACTTGTTGGCATCTCTGTAAAGACTAATTTTGTGTTTCTTCCCTCGCCTGGATTGGTTGTTTGTGTTATGAAAAAATCTAAAGCGTTGACCAGATCTGTTATATACATTTCGGTAACACCACCAATAGGGAGAGGTAGCCTTGGTGGAGCTGTATTTCTTGAGGACATTATCTCCTCCCGTCTGGTCTAATATCTACCCTTGGTGTTCCTAGTTTCCACATTACTCCTTGTCCCGTTGATTCAAGTTTCATGTTAAAAGAGCGTCCTCTTAATCTTACATTAACCAAATCTGTAAATTGTTCTACTGGAGCCGTGGCTGTTCTTGTACTTGTTCCAGCAGAAGTGTTACTGTAAGGACTACCTGGGCCGTTTCTAGCTTGTAATGTAAAAGTCGCGGCAGGAGTAGAGACATCAGATCCGTTAAAAGTTATATCTGGAATTAATTGTTTTATAAAACTAAATTGATAACCGTCTCCAATATCCATTTGACTCGTTTCAACAGAGGCAGTCATTGCAGATCCATCGTCATCATTTCCATTTTCATGTTCAAATAAATAAGATGACCCTGCGGCAATCGGAAAAGTTCGTATACCTCTGTCATGCCAAGCAGTTCTAGACAATGATCCATAATACCATGTCTTTTCTAAATAATTATAAATAACATATTTATCTATTTCTTCACTACTTGCAGAAGGATAGAACCACCAGATCTCACCCCATTTAGAATTAACACCAGCAAATACTTTTTCTGATTGAGAGGTATTAAAATCTAAAAATACTTTATCTCGTACAGAACAAGGTATCTGTTGTGTCTGTCCTCCATACACATAAAAACTATCTTTACCCATCCAAAACACTGCATCATCAATTGCTATTGCAGATTTAGGACTCATAATTGTAATATTTTTTGAAAGTTCTTGCAGTCCAAATGTAAATGGTGGACCTATAAATCTCATAGAGAATACAGCTTTATCTGTAAATACAAGTATCTGCTGTTTTGTTTCTACTGCTTGAACAAAAGTAGAACCACTACCAAGCCTTAAGTCACCAGCAGTATTTGTTGCAGTGGGTGTAAAATCAGTTAAAGATTCTTGTGATCCAAACCTAATTAACAATGGATCTTGATCCGTGCTTCCCAGTGCATTTGTTCCAAAAACAATAATGTGTCGATCAATGTCTGACACAAGTATTTGCTTTGCAATAATTGGTACGTTTGAAGCACCAGCTACAGACGTTAAGTTCACGGCTCGTGTTCCGAGACCATTTGATTTGTCCCAATAAAAAATAGGACTATCTTTTGCATTGATGAGTAAGTCCTCGCCAAAGTTATCATGTGACCATAAACGAATTTGAGCAGTTGTCCCACTAGCTGCTGCTTCACCCCAACCAAATGTAGATAGATCAGCATTCACACCACCATAACCTCCAGCCCCCCATCCATTACCTCCAACGGCAGTGTCCAAACCTACATTTACTTGATATACGCCATCAACACCAGAACCACCATTACCACTATCAGATGCATTAGCTGTTGCACTTGCGGTAATTTTATATGAATTACCATCCACTACAGAAGTTATTTGATGTTCTGTATTTAGTACGGCGGCAGTAATGTTGCCTCCTAAACTAACTGCACCAGATATTGTAACAAAATCATTCGCTACTGCACCATGAGATGAATCTGTAACTGTTAACTCAGCAGATCCATTTGTTGCAGAAAATGTAATAGTGTTTGTAGATGTTTTACGAATAGGTGTTATGTCATTAAACTTTCCACCCTCTTCTATGTAATATTTAAGATGTGTTCCAACACCCATAAAATTAGAGTTATCTAAAGCAACCCAATTGTGTAAAGCTCTTGCAGTCCCTTGATATGTGTTGTCAGATTGTTTAACCCAACCACCTATTTTTTCTGGAAATCCTGCATAAAACCTTACTTTTTCACAATCAAAGAAACCACCCTCATTTGAGTATGAGGTTATCTCTCTGTTGATACCTGGTCTAAATTTTAGTGATGTTAAAGGCATAGGTCATGATACCACTAACTCTAATTATTGGCAACAAACACAAAGTTTAATACAATTCTTATTGGAGTATCACTTTGTATAAAACCACTATGAGCAGTTGTGTTATTAAAAAGTATAGCAGAATTTTCAACTGAAGGTACTTTTGTGTTTCCGACTACTGTTCCACCATTGCATGTATGAAAGTTCAACAATGCTATTTTAATAGGATCTTGCACTGGTTTCGAATCAAAGTTAATAACATCATAGTGTTTTCCAGTGTAAGTTATTTCATTTCTTTTAGTGTACAAAACAGCTCTTGCTCTTATTATTCTTTCTCCACCAAACTTTTTTAACATTTCATCAAACAGAGTTTTAAATTTTTCGCAATGATGGCTTGTTGCGACTTGTCCACTTTCATCAGCATATAAAGCGTGTGTAAAACTTGACTCTTTATCACTCTCTGTTGATTGACTTCTATAAAACCATTCAAAGTCTCCACTTGTCATTAACTGTTGAAGTTCCTCAAAATAATTTGTAGGGAGAAAATTTTCAAAATAAATAAAACTAGATTTTTCTAACATGGTATGTAACACATATTACCTAATACTTTGGTTGTAACAACGCCATCTTCTTCTTTTAGGTCTTCAAAAAAATTTAAGTTTTTATAAATATCAAGACCAAGAGTAATTCTAGGTGTGTCAAAGTTTTCATTAACAACAACTCTGTGTTCATGTCCACCTTCTCCTATGTAGATTTGTCCTATTTTATTATTAACTTTCCATTGTTTAAACTCAGTAACAGTGTTTTTTGGTTCAATAGATACATATCCATGATAATCTGAACCATGATTATGCCAGTCTAATACTTTGTCTGACTCATGGTAATTTAACCAACATCCCCACCAAAGAGGCTCATTAGTTTGGCAGAAATTTCTAATACACCATTGCATTTCTTTAAATAAATTATAGAACAGTTTACTTCCCGCAGTGACAACGAAAAAATTATATTTGTAATAACTCCACGTTTTGTCTTCACCTGGAAAGTTATCATCTAATTTAGCTACTGCTCTTTCGCATTCTGTTAAAAACTCTTGATGATTATCTTCTATTAGTTTTGATTGATATGTTTGAAACTGCATTATGTTCTCCCATCTGGCTTAATCGTAAAAGGAACATGTTCAGATATTACAGTAGGATCTTTAATTAATCTTAAGTAATCATTACGAATACCTCCTCCAAAATAATTAATGTTAATAGTTTGTCTATAGCTTTTATCAGTTGGTGCTGAACTAGAATGAGCCGTTGATGCGTTAAAAAGTAAAAGTCTATTTTGTTTACTTTCAATACCCACTCCATCTGACATGTAAGTAGGAGCGTCACAGTCATCTAAATAAAACAAAGCTCCTTGATGTGGAAATTGATAATCAATGTGAGGATAATGTATATCCTTAACGTGACTATTAAAATACATATTTGCTTTTAATCTTAACATAGCAACCATGCCTATTTTTTGTGTTATATAAACAAAAGGCTCTGTATCAATATGAGATGTCCACTCATGTCTAGCTGGGTGTTCAACGTCATATATTTTTCTTACTAAGTATGGGTTTTGATCATCATAATTTAATTTATTTGCAATTCCCCAAGGAAAATCACTTGACAAGTAACTTTTTAAATTACCAAACTCGTGAGCAGGTAAAAAATCATCATAAACAATATAGTAAGGTAAATTCTTTGGATCTATTGGGAATCTTTCTTGAACTATTTTTTTATAGTTTTCTAGGTTCATTAAAGTCTCCTTTGAAAAAAACATTTGTGTTAAAAGCCATAGATATTCTATCTTCATTTGACATGTTTGGTCTTACCACATGTCTTAAATAACCTGGAAATAAAATTAATAATTTCTCTTCTGATTTATAATAAATAGTTTCTGCATTATATTTATTTAATGTATCGTCTGTTGTGCCTTGAATCCAAGTAGACCCAATAAAAGGATTAGGATTCTCAAAACCAATGTCTCCACTATTGTCTGGCACTTTAAAATATAAAATTCCACATACGGCTGAAGAGGCATGATGATGTGATGAGTTCATATCTTTGTACCTATTTATATTAAACCAAGCATTAGACATGTGTAATTCTGCCGAACAATTAAATATTTTGTAATATTCAATTATGTGAGGATTTATCTTGTCAAATAATTCTTTGTATTGTTTTACATCTAAATCAAGAGACTGCCAACCCGTGTTGCTTCTTCGTCTACCTTTAGATTTACTTTCTTCTTCATACACCTTTTTAATATATATATTTGTGTCTATATCTAAATACGAACTATATAGTGGTGTTGGAAAACAGTCTTTAAGTTGCACGTTCATTCTCTAGTTTCCTTCAATAAAAAAATTAAACGATATAGTGGATCTCAACTTAGAAGATTTATTCATTGGTGCGGCATGTTCTAGCCATGCGGGAAAAATAACCATATCTCCTTCTTTTACCGTGGGAGATACACAGTTTTCTTTAATGCCATTGGAAGCAAGTAATGTCTCAATCGGATTATGAAATTTAGTTGCTCTATGTTCGTTTGGATCGAAGTGAACATAATATACACTAGACCATTGACCTGGAGAATGAACGTGTTTTTCTTGCCAGTTTTGTTTTTGATACACATTTAACCACATATCTGTTAAAACTATTTTTCCAAATAGTTTTGTTTCTTTTTGAAACTCTTCTAATATTGGATTAAAAGCGTCTAGACATTCTTGTATAGGAAATGTGTTTGTGCCATAGGATGTGAACAAATCACAATTCCATTCATTAGGCGTAGCACTCTCATTCTTGTGTTTGTCATAATAGTTTTCTACTTTTTCTTTTATCTGATTTTGATTTTCTAAATGATAGCAATAAAGCAGTGTCGGAAATACTTCTATTCTCATGCAAACATCGGTCCCAACACCCAACAAACTAAACTATATCTCGTGCCTTTTGTAACTGGTTTTACACCGTGTTTTATATAAGAGGGGAAAAATATAGCTGTCCCTTGTTGTTTAGAATCCTCTACATTAAATTTTTCTTTGTCATCTGGAAACTCAAACTCTCCTCCTTCATAGTATTCTGGTGAGGTAAGTTGAATAGACAAAGACAACTTTCTTACAAAACTACCAACTGGAAGTGGGTCGTAAACTCCGTCTTCGTGAGGATGATAGAACCCTTGATTTTGTTCATCGTATCTTGTTATTTGAAAAGGCTCTGGATCTGTCAAGTCAAAGCCATAAAAGTCTTGATTAACTTTTTTTATAAGCTGTAATATTGGAGTATACACCTCAAGATGTTTTATTGATCCTCTTAACCAACTTGTTTCGCTTCTTCTTATTGTTGCGTCTCTACTTGAATCTCCACCTATCTGAGCAGGTGTAAAGGTATTTTTTGTTGTGTTGATTATAGCATTACATAAATCAGAACTTATAGCGTTCTTTGCAACAATAATATTTCTTTTCATATCTCATCTCTGGACAGCCTCATGATATAAAGATTGTCTTTCATCGTACTTATGTTTCGGATAGAACTTACCATCTTTTTCTATGAAATGCAAAAAAATTTGTGTATGGCTTTCATAAGGCAGTGCATTTCGCCAGTGCATTTGATCACAACCCTTATATAAAACACCTTGTCCTTCGCTTAAACTAAATTCTTTATTATCTACAAATATACTCCAGTCACTTCTAGGTGTACCACCTACATTCAAAGTAATACTAACTTCACAAGCTGGTCTATCTTTATGTGCGGCACAAGTTTGTCCTTCATAGTATCTTCTCCAAAAAGAGTAAGTAGGGCATAACTCTTTACCATACGCCTCTTGAATAGTTGGATGTACATAGTTTAAGATATTTTCAGTTATAGGATCTGCATACATTTCGTGAGAGTTATGTCCTATCATATTAGAATCACTCATGCTTCTTGGAAGCATATTACAGACATAATCAAAATGTGATTTTAACAGAGAAACTTGTGACTCTGAAAGTAAGTTTAAAATTTTATTCATTTAACTCCAAGGAAAAGTTGGATTCTCATCAGTTCCTTTTATAGTTGCACCAGCATACTCTAGTTTAGTTGCCATCATGTTTTCCATTTCTGCTTTAATAGAAGCTATCATGTCTGACCCTATTCTTGTTTCTACAAAAGAAACAACATTAGCTTCTGACAGTGAATCATATGCAGTAAAATCAGACCATGAGGAAGGATTTCTTAAATCAAGGTCAAAACCGTGAATAACTTCTTCACCTGATTGTGTTCCAGTTAAAGTTCCTATTGTTCTTTTTATAACATCAGTATAAGTTTGACCACCCTCTGTTATATCTTTTGTATAAAGTTTTTGTATAGACCATGTATATGATATAGCCATTATTCTGTGCCTCCTGCGACTGTGCCGTTATTTGTTAAAGTTACGTTTGAAATTCCTTCGATATAATTACCTGCCGCTCCCGCACTACCTGCACTACCTGCGGCAGACCCATTAGTAGATGAATTTGTTCCCGCTTGACCAGCTTGACCAGATGAACCAGCTTGACCATAGCCACCACCATCGCCTCCGTTTCCACCGTTTCCACCGTTTCCAGCTTGACCAGTTGTTCCAGAACCTCCAGATGCACCAGAGTCTCCACCAGGTTGATTATTAAATCCTCTTCCTAATCCACCAGCTCCACCTGCGGCTCCTGCATGTCCAGCCACTTGAGTTTGTTGTGATTGAGGAAATTGTCTATATATATTATAGAGGGTGTTGAAAGTATTAAATTGGTTAGCACCTCTATAGCCACCTCTATAATAAGTATACTGTCCAAATGTAAATGAAGTCTGTCCAGCCAAACCTGGAATATAACGAGGATGAGATGATGCTGTTGTCCCAACTATACCATCTGGATTTCCAGGACCCCAGTTAGCTTGAGCACCTATAGGGTTTCCAAAACCTTGTTGAAAAATTCCTTGCCAAATATATTGTTGTGTAGCATATCCACCAGCATAATAAGTCGGACCTTGTTGACCAGTGGTTTGTTGCTGTTGTTGAAGAGCTCCACCTAGTCCACCTCCACCACCAGCGGCTCCACCACCGCCTCCAGCTAAGATACTTCCGTTATTTATAATGGTACATGCAACTGCGGCTTTTACGGCATCGCCTCCAGCTGATCCATTGCCTCCAGCTCCACCCGCTCCACCAGTACCTGCGGCTCCAGCTGATCCACCAGCTCCACCCGCTCCAATAATGTTTCCGTTATTAGTAATTGTTATTGTACCAGCTCCACCAGAATCTACTTCTAAACCATATTCTGCTGTGTTGTTAGATCCTAGTGTTATACCTGATGGTATAACAACATTCTTTGGATAATTAACATCGTAATCATCACCAAACAATGTTGATACATTTTGATCTGTTCCACTTGATCCACTCAAAAAAGTAGTAGAGTAAGTGAAAGTAAATCCTTTTGCTTGATCGTAATAATCACTAACATCTAATGCACCAGAAGTGGCAACATTAGCTGCAAGATTTGTAGCTTGATTATCTCCAGCTTTTTTTAAAATATTAGAACCACCTCTGTAAAGGTCACCTAAACTAATTGCACTAGACCCACCAACAAATTCAGTTCTAAGTGCAGAGAAAGATAAAGATTGTCCAGAACTTGGTATCGCCACTTATTATGCTCCGTTATTTATTTGTTGTTTTAGTTGTGTTATTTCTTGTTTTAACTCTTTTACTGCCTCTATTAGTACAGCAGTCATCTTAGAATAGTCAACTGATTTTGTACCCATTTCATCATCGGCAGTCAAAACAACTTCTGGTAAGATTGATTCGACTTGTTGAGCTATCACACCTATCTGTGTTTTAGCATTTTCAACATCGTTTCTTTTGTAACTTACACCTTGTAGTTGCATAACTTTTTCAAGTCCACCAACAATAGGTTGTATATCTTCTTTAAGTCTTTCGTCAGAAAAAGCAGTTACATCATTGTTAAAAGTCGCCGCTCCAGCACCAGACATATCAATTGTAAGTGCTGTAATACCAGAGCCACCATCGTTTCCTTTTACAATAAAGTCTTTATCTTGTACTTTTGTTTCAATAACAAAATCGCTACTTGAGTTTGTTAAGTGTGCAATAGATGTTCCGCCATCTTTAAATATAACATCAGCACCATCTGCATCGAGAATAATATCTCCAGCAGAATCAAATGTCATATCACCAGAATTAGTTTTGACTGTGCTCACATTTACAGAACCACCAGATAAATCTAAATCCACAAAAGCATCTACAACAGCCGCACCAGAACCTGCACCATCAAGGTAAACAACCTTTGTATCGCCAGGTCCTATGGTTACATTTGCACCAGAACCTTGTGATATAATTATATTTTGTGATCCACTTGTAGCGTTCTCAATCATGTGGACTCTTTTTAAAGTGTTTGGACCTATG